GCTGATCGGTGGAGTGCTCCTCGGTGCCTGGTGGTGATCCTGGTGCCTGGTGGTGTCCTCGTGGTGGTCCTGGTGTCCTGGTGGTGGTCCTGGTGTCCTGGTGGTGGCTGGTGGTCCTCGTGGTGGTCCTGGTGGCTGATCGGTGGAGTGCTCCTCGGTGCCTGGTGGTGATCCTGGTGCCTGGTGGTGGTCCTCGTGGTGTCCTGGTGGTGTCGGTGGTCCTGGTGGTGTCGGTGGTCCTGGTGTCCTGGTGGTGTCGGTTGCATATATGCAACCGACACCCAGGCGGGCACGCCACGAGGCTCCTCAGCGCGGGGGGCAGTCTTGCTTCTGACTCAAGGTTTCGGGGTGAAGTTTAAGAGTGCGATTGCTCTAATTATCAATTATTTAGGTTCTCCTTTTGGGTGGGCTTTTACAAAGCAGTGTGTCTGTTAAAACGTTGATTATCAGCTATTTATAGGGGTAAAAAAATAATTCGGAAGTACTATTAAAATCTTAAATATTCCCTCAAAGCACTCGCAAAATCAAATAAAAACGTTTGTGTTTACTGGAAATAAATAAATTTATCACCAAAAATTTGAAATTATCAAATAAAGATATTAACTTTGCAAACGAATAACAAATAAATATATATAATTATTCGATTATGGAAACAGAGAAAAGACCAAAATCAGAGGTTAATCTTCGCAAACTTATGCAAAAGATGGGATTAGGCACAAACGCATTTGCCGAAGCCTGCGGCATGAGTTCGCAGTCGATGGCACAGTTCTTGCGCAACAAATCGCTAACAACAGCGTCTATATACCGCATAGCAATGGCTCTCGATATAGACCCTCGCGACATGTTCTTCCCAACCGAAGAAGAAGAAACAACATTATCTTTTTCAGACAAAGAAAAAGAGGAGAAAAAAGAAAATACACAAGAGGACGCGCAGCCTACTATCAATACCACCACTTTCTGTCCTCATTGTGGTGCAAAGGTTCGCGTCGGTGTGGTGCTCCTGCCCGAAAAATAAGAAATCCCACGGCAAGCCGTGTGCCTACCGTGGGAAATGTTAAAGCCTCGTGTGCAAGCCTGCCGTTAAGACTCCAGCTCGCCGCCAGGCTTCTGATCACCGCCATCTGTGGAGCCATCGCCAGGAGCCACTACACCGACCGTGAGGTCGTTGCCGGCAAGGATGACCTTGAGGTCGTCAGTGACGAGGGAGCGCGTGTAGCTGTTGCCCGACATATCGAACTTTCCGATTGTAAAGATACAAAAAAGGCGCGTGAAACATCGGAAATAGTAGGGAGTGGGGGTCAACATCGGACGAAGCGGATGAAACTAACTTAGAGTGAAATTCGTGTCATTGGACGATGAAAATATAAACCTACGAAAGGAAAGTATTAACGTATTAAAAATATCAATGTATGAAGAAAATCTTTAGAATGATGCTGCTGTTGGCAATGATGGCGGCAGCATGTGTAAGTATGGGCAGTTGCAGCAGCGACGATGCCGAGCCGGAGTATGAGCCGGTTGAATCGCCGTATGCAAAAATTCTCAAAGAGAAGCCTGTGCATCAGTTGTCTTATTCCCATGGCAATAGCGGTACGGGATCATTCGGACTTGAAAGCAACCCGATGGTAGGTAATTACAAGACCGACTACTACACTATCAGTTTTACCGTCTACAATGCCCCAGCTGACGATATGTACGACGGTCGTTACGAGATAGAGCAAGTCGGCGGTTCGATATGGGGATGGAAGGAGCAATGGCAATCTGAATACAAGAAGCACGAACTAAGCACTTGGAAGAACAACCAACCCGTAAAAGGAGCATGGGCGGAGATAAAGACTCTTGATAAGGGCGACGAATATGGGTATAAGACATTCCGCGTAAAGCTTCACGTTGACGAAATGACGGAAAAGAACGGCGACTATGCCCGCAATATCAACATATCGTTTACAGGCCGCGATACAGGATCAATGCTTATCAATTAACGCAAACCGTCTTGCAGGAGAAAGAAAAAATATGTACCTTTGCAAATACTTTTTAGATTCATATTCTATAAAGTATTAAAATGTTATAATCAAGCCTGCCGCTCGTGAGAGTAGCAGGTTTTTTCGTATGAAGGGAAGGGGAAACGAGGCGTGGGATAGGGAAGCGTTATAAGAGGATGCTTCGCATCACGCACCAGAAGATCCAGCAACGGCGGTCGCCGAGCGTGTCGATGACGGCTGCCATGTGCTCGTCATGCTTTATAATAACAACAACGCTACCAAGGACGCCGCGAAAGCGCCTGCCACACTGGCTGCGATGTCGGACAGGCTAAAATTCTCGAAGTGGTTGCCCGAGAAGAAATCGACAGCCTCCTTGGCGATGGCCACGATGACACCGCCAGTGAAGCCACAAGCGGCATAAGTGGCGGCAGGCTCACCAGGGTTGGCCTTGGTAAAGACAAGTGACACGATGAGCGCCACGAGAGCAATCCCGAAGAAGTGGGCCACCTTATCCATGCCCACCTTCTCAATAAACTCATTCAGTTTTTTCATAAACGAAGTGTTAAAAGTTAAACGTGTTGACTAAAATCGCCATAGGTTGTTGTCCTTGACGTATTGCAGCAAGTCCTTGGCGTATGCCTTGGCCTTCTTCCTAAATGCTTGCATCTGCTCAAACTCGGCCTTGGTGTCCTCCTCCGAAGGATCAAGCAGGTAGTTGTTGATCACGGCTTGCATCTTATCTGTCGGATAGGCGTCGCTCACGATGGCGTTGACAATAGCGTCGTAATCCAACACCGCGTTGGGCAGCGTGTATGTGCCTACGAGATATTCGTCGCTGCCAGCACTCTCGATGTAAGCGAACGTGGCCACCTGTTGGCCGAGGTCGATGCGTTTGCTGAACCTCACGGGGAGGTTGTCTGTGGTGGTAATGTGCATGATGCTAAAATTTACAAATTGGACTGAAATCTACGCTACGATACATGGGATTATTCGTGTAAAACGAGCCTCCGGAGCTATTGTTTGCATTGACAGAATAAGTATTACACATCCAGTCTGTATTAACAGAAATGAAAGAACTTGCCGCGAATTGGAAGTATAGTACGGGCGCAGGAAAAATCTTGTCTTCAATGGCGCGATACATCACGGAGTTTTGCCAGTTGTATTCGTCGTTTTTGTAAAAATACAAGCCGACAGGTATAGCGAAGATGTTTCTTTCTCCGTGGTTCGGCAACCACCAGTGGTGCGCGCTGAACTTATCAACAAGTTTTCGCCCCTCGGCAACTCTTGGCTGGAACGCGTAGCATTTAGAGGGTGCAGGGTAGTAGAATCCATCATAATACTCGCCTTTCTTGTTCACGATACTTTCACAAGCTGAATCGAGAATTTCCAATTCTGATTGCGTTTCTGAAGCCTCAGGAACATCAAGCGAGATACCGCTATCTTGTAAAATCTTATTACGATGTCCTATGAGCATGAGAGTGTTGTACTGCCCAGTCGGAATCTTATCAAGTTCTTTATATCCAAGCGGGTCAAATATGTACCTATACTTACCATATACCACAGATGATATTGTTGTTAACCCTACCCCGTCTTTTCGTGAATCTACAAATCGGGGAGTGTCTCCAAGCGAATAAGCGTCATACTCCGCGTCATCAGTCAACTCAACATTGGGTACTTTTTCGCGACTTAATCCGACAATACCACTAAACCTCGTTGGGCTTACCATAAGTCTCTCGCCAGCATCCTTGTCTTCGTAGAAGAAAATGCCAATGAGATCTCTGTCGGGCTCAAAGCCATAATCGCTCCAACTGCCATCATTATAGACGTAATCGCCCAAAGCCAGCGTATGCGTGTAAAGGTGAAGCGTAGCAACGTTGCTCGTCACCTCCGTGCCATCTGTGTTAGTCATCTTCGCGATAATGTTGACCTTTGTGTCGTCCGCTTCGCTTCCAAGGCTATTCACGGTGATAACGCCAGTCTTGCTGTCAATACTTACGTGACTGTTGTCGTCCACGCTCCACACGCGGCTCACGATAGCGTTAGCCGATATGGGCAGCAATTCGATGACGGGCTGGATGCTCGTCTTGTCGTCAGCGTACTTGCGCACCTTAATGTTCACCTGTTGCACCTTCACCTTGTTGTAGTCCACATAGAGTGCGTTGCTCTCTTTCCAAATCTCACCGAACTTTTCAACGAGCTTGGCCACAGTGTCCTGTGAGATATTGCCCGTGACATGGATGACGCCTGTCAGTTTAGTGTCTGTGATGTCGGCTATGTAATCCATTACGCCAGTGGGCACATTCGCCCAGTCGACGCCGTAGGCCGTAAGGCTGCTAAGCAGCTTTCCCTGCGTGCGCAGGTTTGCAAGCATCTGCACGACATTCGCTCCGCTTCCAACGTTCGCGCCAATGGTGACACTCTGGAGGTTCTTCACGTCCTCGATAGTGAACGATGATAGGTTTGGCACTTCGCTCAGCGTGACGCTTCTCACGGCAGGCAACTTGACTGTTCTCAGCGTGCTCGTCTGAGGGAGAATGACGTTTGTAAGCCCTGTGCCCATGAGGTCGGCCGTCACCAACTTTGTCTCGCCACTCAGGGCGAGCTCTCCGCTCAGGGTAGCCGCGCCATTGAGGTCGAGACGGTTCATCATGGGGGTGTTGATGTTGATGGACGTGGCGCGGAACTCCATGGCCGACGAGCCCTTCTTGGCCTCGAACGCCTCCAACTTCTCAGCAGAGAGGTTGAACGCCTCGCCTACCGACTTGTCACCAAAAGCGCCCACCGACTTGTAATAGTTGATGCCGCGGATATAGACGTTGGTGTTGCCATCGCTCTGAATGACCGTTGACGTGAACGCCTCGCCAGCCTTCACGCGTGTGAAACCGTCGTACTCGGCCGTTCCACGGGCGAACGACGGATAGAGCCACATCATGGGCGTGACGGTGAACTTATAGGTCGGATTGGCTCCCGCCGTGGTGGCGATGGAGCGGAACACCAGCGCGCCAGCGTCGCTGCCTGCCTCTCCGCCCACGCTATCCTTAACGCCAAAAGCGCCATAGCGTGCATAGCTCGCCATGTAGATCTCGCGACGCTTCCACCATTGCAGCTCACCCTGCAACTGGTCGCCAAGCGACTGAGGAAGAGGCGGTGTGCTCGGGCTGTAAGTTCCATCCTTGTAGTGCACCTCGGCCTCCTCGTAGAGCAGTCGTGCGGTCTCGTTGTAGGCCACCGCTGGGAAGTAGCGCTGAACAGCGAAGTAATACTTATCCATGCACCCAGCCACATTGCCACCGCCAAGCGATGCCATCTCGCGCAGCATGGTGAACATAACAGTTTTCAGGTCGTCGGGGTAAGCGGCCTCCATGAGGTTGTAGAAACCATTGTCGCCACCATTCCAGTAGGCGTTGCCCGATGCGTCCACGTCGTGCTCCTCAACGTAATAGGGCTTATTCTTGCGTCCTACGTTGTCGGTAAGGAAGATCGTGTCATCATCGTCGCTCTGAAAGCAGATGAGGTGCGTCACAGGGTCGAGATACTGATATGTATTCTTGCACCGGTTGTCGCTCGCACCAATCAACTTGTGGAAGTTCATGGAGTACATGGTGTCCGTCACGTTGAAATGCTTGCCAACACCAGCCTTGAAGTCGGCCACACGCCAAGCGATGAACTGAGCGTTGATCTTGCCCCAGTCGTTGCCCGATGGCGTGATGCCAGTCTGCACGGCGAGGTTCATGCGATCGTACACCCCACTGGTCTTCGTTGTGCTTGCGCTGACCCATGAGGCCGTTATGAAGTCGTAGCGGAAGAGATCGAATTTCCTGTAGGCGCTCTCCGTTGAGTTCTTTGTGACCCAGTAGGCCTTGGTTTGATCGAGGCTGGCCGAAAGCAGACTCTCGTAATTGCCATCAAAGAATGTGATGTTGTTGTTGTGCAGGAAAGCGAAGTTATAGGCAGGCACGAAGTACTTTTCCACCATCTTTCGGTTGCCCGCGTCAAAGTCCCACTGGTTCTCGCCGTTGTACTGGTAAGCCTCCTCGCTCTCGTTGTAGACCACCTCGTCGGTCATCCACGGCACACGGTGCTCCGTCAAGGGCATTCCGTTGTCAGAGCCCTCAAGCATACAATAGTCGGGAAACACCTTCTTGTCGTAACCGATGGTGGGTTTGTCGGCCTTGCCTGGGCCGAACGTCACGAGGCCATAGAACACGGGAGCGGCGTCGGGCGTGAGTCGTTGGAAGAGCAGAAATGGCTTTTGCACGCACGACACTCGGCAGTTGGCGTAAGGCTTATCACCATTTGAGTCTGTGTAGTTAGTGATGCCGTTGCCGCCCACCACGCGCCGCCATAGGTCGGTGAAGAGGTTGACCGATCCGAGCTTGTGCGACTGCATTGACGAAGCCCAGTTGAGCTTCCACACCAGCTTCTCCGCGTAGGGCGTGCCCTCTTGGAGCATGTATTTCGCTCCATGGTGCACACCGTTCTCGTCCACCCAGTCGGTCTTCACGCTCGCTCCGGAACTGTCCGTGTAGGATGTCTTGAACTGAGTGTTCCACTTCCAGTAGCCCCTTGACGACGTACCCTGTCCCTTGGCCTCCACGTTGGCCATCGTGCCACTGTGTGCAGGGTCGCCCACGATGTGGATGTCAACGTCGCCAATCTTGTTGTTCTTGTCAGCGTAGCTGGGCAGCTCGCCCGTCCACAGGATGGTGTTGTATTTCTCACGCGCCTTGGTGTAGTCGATGAGGTTGCCGTCGCCAAGGATGTCGTTGGCCTCTCGGAAATCCATCTTCTCCTCCGTGGTACGCAACGAGGCGAGATAGTCCTGCCTGATCTGCGTTGCGCTGATGGCTCGCTTGTAGATGCGCATGCCGTAGATGTCGATGTCTGCGCCAACGCCACCGATACGGATGCCCTGTGAGGTCATGACACCGCCCACATATTGCACAAAGCTGTCGGTCGTGGAGTATTCCATTTCGCGATTGATGACACCATTGACGAAAAGGCGTATGTAGTTGACGCCGCTCGAAGACAAGTTGTAGACGATGTTCACAGCGATATGCGTCTTCGTGTCGTTTTGAAACGCCACGTCCTGGTCGCGCCTTGTTTGCAGGTTCGTGGTCATGAAGCAGGCCTCGATGGCCTTCAGCTCAAAGCCAACGGGGTTACCCGATGAGTCGTAGGAGCAGCAGCGCAGCAGGGGCGCGTTCTCATCGACGAGGTTGCGAGTGGCGATGACGAACTCCATCGTCAGGCTGGCCGTCTTGGCCGACGTTCCGACGAAGGCCGAATAAGGCTCGTAGTCGATGGCCACCGAAGCCCCCGACGGCACACGCAGGCACTTGTTGCCCTCGCCGTCGCTCACCCATCCGTCTGTCTTGAAACCGAATCCAGAGAACGTGGCCGGCACCTTCTTATCGTCTGCGCCATTGACGATGACCGCAGGGTCGGCCTCGTTGTTGCTACGCACCTTGGGGTTGAGCACGAAGTCGGGGTTGGATGTGGGCGCAAAGTTCTGCGAGTTGTCCACCACAAAACCGATGATGTCGCAGAGGTCCTTTCCGCTTACGTCCTTAATGTGGATGTAGGCGTTGATGGACGTGTCCTGTGAGTCGATCTCCAAGGCCACGCTGTAGTCGGTCACCTCGCCATTGGCAACGCTCATGGAGGAGGTGGCGTAGGTCTCAGTACCCGAGTAGTTGCCCACGACGAGTTTAATGTCCGTGGTGTCTGCCGCGGGGTTGTGCACGGCGAAACGCAAGATGGTGGTCTGGATGAAATTTGTGGCCTTGGTCACAGCGTCGTTGACCGCAACAAGGATGGTCTCGTCCGAGCTATCGGTGGCAACCATTACCTGTGAGAGCACGTCATCCGTGCGTGTGTCGGTGCCATCCACCGTGATCCACGCCTTCACATGATGCACACCGTGCGTAAGACCGCTTACGGCTATGTCGCGTGCCGTCTCCACATACTCGGCCGTTCCAAGAGCCACCTTGCCGCTCGCCTCGGTGTCGCCCGACGCACTGGAGACCTCGTAGTTGAGCGTCTTCGCCACGCTGCCTTGCACGTAGTAAGACAGGCTGATGTCGGACGAGGTGAACGGTGTCTGCCACTGTGTGGCCAACGTGAGCAGGAGTCGTGTCTTCGTAACGGAGCTACCGATAACAACAAAAGCCGATGTGGCCGTCTTCTTCGCTCCGTCGTCGGCCTCATAGGTGAAATAGGCGCGCACGCGTATCTGCTGCTTGCCGTTGACAAGGCAGTTGGAGAGGTCTACGGACGTAAAACTTGTGGTGTCGGCATAGTCGGACGAGGCGATGGCGTTTGGCCGCTCATCCACCGTCTGCCAGTCACCGTTGCCTGTCTTGCGCTGTATGACGAGCGTGCCCTGCTCGCCCATGTTCAAGCGATCGCCACCCGAGTTGCGGACTGACGAGAAGCGTAGGTTGACCTTCAACACGTCGTCCATCACCACGAACTCCTTGGATGCGCTCACGTCCGTGAACAGGTAAGCGCCATAGCTGTCGCCCTGCACCGTGGAGATAGGCAGCGCCTCATTGGCCAACAACAGGGAGGCGTTGCCCTCGGGGTCGGCGAGATAGGTCTGTTTATCCTCCTCTGTGGCAAAACCCCAGATGTGGTAGAAGTTGCTTGCGTCCACGTTGGGCGACCAACACCATGTGCCGATCTTCGTGCCAAACTGCCGTTTGATGAAATCCTGCACCGCTTGGCCGCTAAAAGGAAGATTGCCGTTGGTGGTGTCCTTACCCCAGTCGACGGTCATGTCCTTGATTTCGTTGTCGCTTACTTTCTTTGCCATGATTTATGTCGATTTTTGTTATTTCTGTTTAGTTTCTCCACCCGTCGGTGTTGCTCCATGGGCGCCCATTGATCCACATACCGCTGCCGAAGCAGCTGCTGATGGCCTCCCATACCAGCCTTGCGCCATGGTACACCGCACTGATGGCGCGTGAGCCTATGTAGCGAGCGGATAGCTCCTTGCCTTGCTTGATGATCATGTCATTCCTCCTCCAAGATGTTGTACCATGTGTCAGCGTCCACCTTGCCGGAGGCCACCAACGCATCGTAGTCGGCCTGTGTGATGGCCACCATTTTCACCGCGCTCTTTCCGAGCTGCTCGATGTCCGTCTCGTTGTCCTTGATAGCCTGCACTACAAGGTTGAACTCCGTTGCCGTCAGCAGGTCTCCCGTGTTCTTATTCTTGATGTTCAATGTCATAGTCTTGCGTATTTTGGTGATTTATCCCAACCGCATGATTGCAGGCTCTCCGTCAAGCTCCATTGGTAAGCAGTATGGGAAGCCTGTACCTTTGGCGAGGGCGAATGGGAATGTGTACGTGAAGCCCGTGTTCTTCGTAACGTCTGTCCATGGGGTGGCGCCCAAGGCGTTGAGCAGCACAGGCCACTCATTCACCGATACTTTGTTGACTGTGCTCGACGGTCTGCGCATTCGTATGCGTGCTATGCCGCCTTGGCGCACCACGTTGCCGATGGATATGTTGATATTCTCTGCCATGTTTATCCGATTGATATAGATGGTTTATCGTCCTCTGATAGCGTGACTACGATGGTCTCCGTGAGCGTTTCTGTGTCGCTAAGTTGCCCGTAGCCAAAGAAAGCATCCGAGAACTTGTCGACAGAGCCAACCCCGAAATGCTCTCCTCCTGTCACACCGGAACGGAAGATCGCGTCGTAGCGATTATGGCTGGCGCTGGGCGGTTCAAAGGAAATGGTCTTTTCGAGCCAGTCCATGCCTTCGCCACCTACCACGTACCATCCAAGATAAGGCACGGATGTGTTGCTTCCCGTTTGCCACATCGTAATCACAGACACGAGTTCTACTTGTTGTCCTGGGAGCAGCGCAAGCCATCGTCCGCGTCGGCCGTTTAGGTACATGCAACCCTTGAACCAGTCAGCGGTGGCGAACTTACCATTGGCGTCACGCCCGTCAGGGGCTACCGTGGGGTATGATGCGGTGTAATTGCTCAGCGCCAGTGCCCGAGGGTCAGAGCAGACGTAGACGGCAGCGGCCTCTATGTTCCTTCGCAATGCTGCGTCGGTCCATCCATCGCTCTTGCTCCATTGGTTGTAGGCCAACGAGAAGCCGTTGCGGATCAGCACGTGTGTACCCGAGCGACGATAGGCTGGGACTGTTACACCGCATCCGAGATCAGCAGCAGCGTACATAGGCAGCGTCACGAGGGCGGTAGATGCTGATGTGGGAGAACCGTCAGAGACCAACGACGGGTCGGATGTTTGGATCTGCACGCTCTTGATAGAGGTCATGTTGATTGGGACGAAAAGGGTGCCGCCAGCCGTCAAGAGGTTGTCGGGCTGCTTTTCGAGTTCTCCCACGTCGTTGGGCGACCATAGCGAGCCGTCCGTGCTTACGTAGCTCGTCGAGTTTGTGAGCGCTCCTTGTACGGTCAGGTCGCCCTTGACGGTCGTCTTCTTGGCGTCCAACGAAATGTGCTCATCCTCCACGGTCATGCCTGCCGTTTTCAGGCCGTCCTTCGTAACAGCGAGATTCACCTTGCCACCGATCGTGCTGATTGATGCCTTGATAGAGGCCTCGCTGGCCTCACGCACCTTGGCGAGCGAAGTGTAATAGTTGTAGTAAAGCTCCGTGTACCCAAAGGCCGTCAGGCCGATGTCCTCCAAACTGGTGTCCTTGCCAATGTTCGCCTCACTCACGATGTCGGCCGTGGCCGTCATGAATGCGTTATAAGCCTTGGTGTAGAGGTTATAGGCCGTGCCATAGGTTGAACTCGGGTCAGTGGGGGCGCTGAACGAGCCATGCTCGGCCTCCATGTTTTTGCGAGTGATAAGCAACTGGGCCTTCTCCGTACCTGCGGTGATGATACCGTCGTCAGCGATGCTCTGTGCCTTGGTGAGGGCTTTCAGCGTATCGTGGTCTGTGTAGTCCTCCCACGAGTAGGCTGTCGTGCCGTCCTTTGTCGTGGCAACAAAGCGGTAGCAGTGGCCTCCGTCACTCTTGGCAGTGTCCGAGCGGTCGAAATAGAGATCATCGACGTGCGCGGCCTTTTGGTTGTCGGTGGCCCATTCCACGGCAGGCTCATTCTCCAACGTGGGCACACCCTCACCATACCAAATGTCGAAATGAGCGTCCGTGTCGTGTTGTAGGCTTTCAAGCCATTCGAGGAGGTCGCGGCCTTGCTCTCCCTCGCTCATAGCCACAAACGAGCCCTTGAAGACGTTTCCGTTGTAGGCCACGCGATTGAGGCGATTGTCCTCCGTGATGGCGAAGGAGTTGATGCCAACGTACTGCACCCAGCAAGGAGCTTCCACGCCTGTGTCGGGCGACTTGTAGGCCGCTATCATCTGTGCGGCCTGTCGCTTCTTGTCTGCGCCCCTGCTACCCAGTTGCGCCACAGCGTCGCCTATCTCAGCCTCTACGGTGCATCCGTCGGCTTTCTCTATCGTGCTGACTTCTATCCAGTGATACAGGTGATCAGCTCCGTCCTCCGTGATGGTCTCGGGTGTGTTGCCACTGGTGGCGGTGACCAATGCCCACCAATACTTGTTGCTTGCGCTAAACGTGGAGCCGACCTTGGCGCGGTTGAAATCCATGCTGATGGCTTGGTCGCCCACCTCCCATGTGTTCATCGATCCGTTGCCGTTGGCTTCGGCAAGCCAGTAGAGGCGCACCACGTCGCTGCCTACGGCCACTCGCTCCACGTTGAACGAGTTGGCGGCAGAGAAGATGTATGTTCCGCCTGCGGCCTTGATCTTATCTATCACAAGCTCGAAGAAATGAGCCGAGCCTGTGACTGTGAGGTCTTTCAAGAACGTGTTGCCCTTGACATTAAGGTCGCCGCCTATGGTGGCGTTGCTATCCATCCGCACATTGCCGTGAAGGATAGTGTTGCCAAAAACATCCGCAAGACCTCGCACCTGCAAGTCTTTCATCGACAAGTTGAACTCGGTAGAATCGTCATGGCGCTTCGACAAGGCGTTATCGTCAACATACTTAGGCGTAACTATCCGGTCTTCAGAATCAACAGGTGTTGCGCTGTTGGCAATACCGCCCAATTCGCCCTGCCCTTCAAACGTTATGCTACCGCCCTTGACTACGGTCAGAACCTGGGCATAAAGAGTACGGAATTTCGTTCCGGCCTTCATGGTGAGATCCTTGAGGAATGTCACCAGTTGGCTCACTTGGCTATACTCGTACCAAGCAGTATCGGTAGGCCCCGCCGCCAAAGCTTCGTCGGAAGACAAATACCCCGTAACGACATCGGCCTTCCAATCGCGCTTCTCCGTACCGTTATCGCCCGAAGATGTCAGGATGCCTTGCAAAAAGATATAGTAATACTTCTCGTCACCAACCTGCTCATCTGCCGCATTTTTTCCGTAGATGTCAATCTCCTCAGAGGGAAACACCACCCATGCCGTCGTGGTGCTATTCAAGTCGCGCGGTATGGCCGCATAAATGTATTTTTCAGAATGCGTATTGAATACCGTAGGCGCGGCCTGCAAGGGCCATCGACGGTAGTTGTGCCCAGCATCATAACCGATGATGCCCTTAACGTACACAAGTATCTGGGCACCGCTTACACACGATGCCTGTATGAAATTGGGATTATTCAGGGCATTCCGTTCGATATAGAGTGCCGAGGGAGAAATCCAGTAATCTTTTGGTGTTGCTTGTGTTGTCATTTATTCGTTTTATCTAATAGCGAAATTACAACAAACAACTTTTTTCATACGGACATAGTTGGAAAAACACACGGCCCCAAGGAACCCAAAACATTCCTTGAGGCCATAAGATTTATTGATATATGAAAAAGAATGTTATCCTTTCACGTTGCCATAGATGCCAAACTTTGCCGAAAACGACAAGGAGTACATAGCGCTTTGCGTATGATCAACAAACGCTATTTCATCATCCGTCTCGATCGTGCAAGGCAAATAGCGGTTGCCGACCAAAATCCAAACGTGTTCGCTCATGAAGAACTCGTGCAAATACCACCGCAGCCAATCCTCATTCAATGGGTCGGTCTCAAACGTCCACGTTTCTTGATTTCCAGACTTCTTCACAAGGGCGCGTGAAAAACGCGCAAAAGATTCCTTTACGGTCCTTATATAGGAAGATGATGATATGGCGAGCTTTTCCCCATGCGCTTTCGGGACGCTAACGCTCTCTAATACACCAAAAGAATTGATAAAGCGGAAAACGTCACGGTATTGTCCTTCGGTGGCCGGCATGGCGTAAACAGACTGGCCTCCCAAAATTTGTTGGCCTTCCTTAGTGATAACCGTCACTTTCGACTCGGGAGCCACAAGCGCATCGCTCCCTTCAATGGTTTGCGCCGTGACATAAGACGATGTGTAAACGAAAGATTCTCCCACACATGCCAAATGGGGCGACGAGGTAGGCTTGGTTGACAAGCGGGTAACACCTTTGGTGTCGCCTGCCGCCAGACGCTCTACGTCAGAGAATGCGCCAAACAAGGTGCAAAGGTATTTGTCGGCAATAGGGTAGGTGAGAGGTTCGGTAGCGTGAACCTCGCCATTGAGCATATACTCGTCGTATTCGCTAACACGAAACTTTACCATTGGGTAAACGGTGGGCTCGGACGTATAAACGTAGGAGTCACGGAAGGTACGCAAGGCCGACGAAACATCCACCTCGACAGTCGTTCCCGATTTCTCTTCCAGGACAGGCTCAAACATCTTGATGGTCTCAAAGTTTCCACCCGTCATGCCACATTTCACTTCCACCACAACACGATGAAACGATGGAGGCGTATCAAGGATGGTTGGGGTTATCTCAAACGTAATAGGGTTTCCGTTAAAGATTGAACCCGATTTTAGTGCAATTCTCGAAGCCATAAAAACAAATTGTTCGTTGATTTATAAACTGTAAATTTCAAGTTCTACCTTTCCCAAGCCATACTTGGCCGACACATCCGCGTTTACCTTGTCAATAAGGAATTTCTTCCCATCAAGGACCCACCATTCACGCCAATGGTTCTGAATGTCGGCTATTTGGGCAACAGAGGTGAAACACGTCACATAGTATTTCTTGCGATGGAGCAAGAAATAGATGTAGTCAATCAGGAACGTGTCTACCCATCCCCTGTTTTTGATAAGCGGATCGCTCACCACAAGGGGTGCGCTCGCCCATTCGGGCTGCACCCATGCACGTGGTTTCAAGGAGAAACGCTCCTCGTTGCCTGTGCCGTTATAGTCGTACCCATGTGCATAGTTGTCAACCGAATCGGTGGTAAGGGCATACTTCCCAACCGTTGTGCGCCATTTGGAGTTACCAAAGCCATCATAGTCGTAATCATAAGCTTCATGGCCCGAATCCACTCCACCTCCACGCATGATGGCGACTGACAGCCCCCAGTCGTGATTTTGCAAGGGCGAGTTGCCATCATCGGTAGAAGATGGATCGTAACTCTCACGAAGCGACAACACCTCGGTAACGTAGAAGTCAGCTACAGCCGAAGATATGGTGTTCTTCACATATTGTTTAACAAACTCATGCTCCATATCCTCATCGAAGAGTGCGACCATCTGCGTCTCCGCATAACCACCATTGATTTCCGTAGCCATATTTCCCTCTATTACGCCTTCTGTGGGCTGCACGGCTGCATCGTTATAAAAGACCTTGCCCGAACTTGCCGACAAAGCCTTGCGGTAGTTGGCATCGACCATGCCTACGGGGACAAACGACGATTTTATTTCATAAACAAAATCCTCGTTAAGCGTGGAGCAATCGCCTACCTCCACACCTTTCAACGCTCCCACCTCAAACAAGCGAGGCTTCATGTCGTCTGCGTTGGTGAAATCCTTGTCGATCTTCACACGATACTTGTTGCCCGTCTGCAAGTCAACAAACAGGTTCATATGGCCATTGTTCACGTTATGAATAATGTCCTTGTAGGTGAGATTGGTGATGGTGCGGTCTTTCCGATAGTCGATATAATCGTAATCGGTATTGTAGTCTTTCACGTTGTTCTTCACGTTGTCTTTCTGCTCCTTGGCTTCACTCTCTGCTTCATATCCGGCACGCACACCGGTTATCTTCTCCGTCATGGGCACCATGGAAAGCAACTGGGCGTGAAGGGTGCGTGGGGTAGGGTTCTGCTTGCGAAACACGTCACGGATGAGATAGGCCGTGACCTTGCGCCGCTCGTAGTCGTAATAAAACTTAATGCCAAACTGCTGCTCCAAAGAATCAATCACGTCCGACACCGACTCGGCAGGAAAATTCTCGCCATTGGCATACATACGGAAGATGCTGGCGCTCATTTGCGCTCCGTTGATGGATGTTTTTGTGGTGATGCTCGCCACGCCTCTCTCTCCAACCGTCTCAGTGGTCGCCGTATCGCTCTTCATCTCAATGAGCTTGACAGTCCGATAGGTCTTGTTGGGGAAACGGGGGTCTTCCACCTCCTCAAACGTAAAGGTCACGGGGTAATAGCTTATTTGCTGCACGCTCTTATCCTTCGGATTTTCGAGTTTCAAATTGCCGCCACACCCACGAGAGTCGAGCCATTTGTTTACATCCTCAAAAAGAGTATTGATGTTTTTCTCGCCCGTGACCACCTTCTGAAAGAAGCCCAACTTCACATCATCGGTAGTCTTCAGCCCGGCTTTCACGGCTTCATCATTTTTGTCATACTTGGAGCCGTAATAAAGAGGCTCTATGTCGTAAGCGCACTTCGTTGTGAAAAAGCACAAACGGTTCATGTCGCCAATGGCCGTAAGCGCCGATTTGTCGAACTGCACACCGAGGTATTCAAAGAGGCAATCGAGGAAGAACAAAACGTAGAAGCAGATGCCCGATTGTGGGCGGTTGGCATCCAATACCCATATCGGGCCACGGTCCTCATACATTTCCTTGTTTTCCGCCGAATCTCCACCGCGCTTCGCTGCCGACTCTACCACTTTATCCGATGTCGTTCCATCTTCGCTAATGTCGTAATGCTTATAACACACCCTGGCGTTGCAATAGGGTTTCAAGGGGTAAGGATCCGATACATTGATGTAAGAGGTTGTGACCTTGGGCACCTTCACGTTGTTACCATTGGGGTAAGCGAAGGTCTTGTCTAAAACGGCCTCGTGCAACGTCCCTGTTTCCTCGCATTGGGCAGGATAGGAAAAGCCCAACGCTTGCGGCGATATTGTAGACGAAACCTTATTGGTTCCCACCGATCCTTGTTTCTTACTGCCTTTCTTTCCCGAATACTTGATAACCACATCGGTCTTGTAATCAACCTGCACATTCACCTCGTCGATCTTCTCGCCTATCAAGAGCTGGTCATGATAGCGTGTGGGTATAGGCACCTCATTGCATTTGAGGTCGCCTATGAGGTCAGAGAACGATTGCGTGCTTGCGTCGATATTGAGAGAGAGGGCATCTTCTATCCGTTCATCTTCCTGGATAATGGCTGTGCCCGACGCAAGGGGCACTCCGTCGGCGATGATTTGCATGGGCGTATGCTCGTAGCTCACTGGGCGTATGTCGCTACTCACGTCGTCAACATTCTTCAATATATGCCGATTGCCTTCCATGGGCAACTCTACCGGATAGGAGAACATCTCAACATCGTTGAAGAGTGGGTTCTTCAACTCGATGCTGATCGACGCGTCTTCCTTTAAGGTAAGAGGCTTGCCATTGGCGAGCATTGTCAATTTGCTGTTCATGCTGTTTTAACGAATTTGAAAAATGAAAAACAAAATTGAAAATTGTTACTCAATGATGCGGGCGTTGCCATGGAGCGTAATGTTGCGGATGGAAGGCGAATACACCTTTGTGTCGCCGCTCGCCTCTATTTTGCGATAGCCGGAAGCGTGAACCTCTCCTCCATGCGCCTCGCAAGTAACGTTCTCGTGAACCCAAACCCGCACCGACGACCACAAACGCGAGGAGTCATAAGCCAGCACTTGGCCCTTGCTGATATGGCCATAGGTGTGTTGCTTCAAGATGATGTAAGCGTCATCGCTCTTCTCGCTATACATCTGACTATGGCCCCACGCCCACACATTGGCTGCTCCCAAGACATAACACTTGGCGTAATCGAACACTTGAACAACGCTATCCGTATCGGTCACAATCACCAAGACAAATTCGGGTGCATCCGTTGGGCACTCATTCACGTAAATTCCGGCTTTGTTCATTTCCCGCTTCAGGGATGGGTACAATTCGGGCAACCGCTCATTGAGGATGTCTGAATATTTGCTCTCAACAAGATCTTCCCAGTTGGCCCGCCATACAGCCATAAGCTGACTAACGTTCTCGGCGGCGAGCATGGCCCGATAGCCTTCGACGCAAGCGTGGCGGTCGTGGCAGGCTTGGGTGCAAGCGGCCTTTAATGTTTCAAATGGAGTCATGATTTGTCTTTTTTAGTGTTGGTTGCTTCTTCTTTTGTTTTCTCCAACAGCGCATCAAAGCCTTGCAACTCCTCCTCGCTAACGATGTCGGCATATTGCTTGCGAAGGGTGGCTATGCGCTCGGTCATGCCCTTCACTCGTGCCTTGGTGGACGGCTTATCCTTGCGGCAGATATACTTAATGAACGCATCGGCCTCTGCCTTGTGCTTGGCACGGCGGTCGCGCTCGGCTTTCACCTCTGGGCGGTCGGCAGCTATACGCTCGGCCACCTGCGTGGCAAATAGCGGGTCACGACTTAGCGTCTTCTCATAGAAAGGCCGAAACTGCGTGCGAAGGTTCTGAGGCGATATGTTGCATTTCTGCTCAACAAAAGCGATATACTCCGGGTCGCCGGTCTTGGGGGATAGGCGCAAGTAAATCTCGCCAATCTCACGGTCTACGGCAATATAGATGTTAGGCAATATGTCGCTTTCTATCTTCGCCGCCCTGGTGGAAAGCTCGGCTATCTCTTCATCTTTATAGAGGACAACCTTGCCACCTTCAAAACATTTCTCGTTGGCTTCGGCCATGGTCTTAGCCCTTTCTGAAAGAGAAGACATCTCGTTGCGAAGCGAGCGCACCTCGTTGACCCGCTCCTGCAAAGGTTTCGACAGGAATGGGCGTAGCTGCATTAGGTTGGGCATGGTGGCCGCTATGCTCTCGCCGTTTGGATTGGCCACGATGCCGCCATAGGTAAGAGGCTGCAAGGTGAGGTCGGGCTGTAGGTCGGGAAAGAGCGAGCGGTGTGTTTCCTCCAACACCTTTTCCTTTTGCGCCTCGTTATATGCGGCTTGCTCCTCTCGTGAGGGACGGCCCACGTGACGCTTAGAGGTGGTTACGGCGGTCGTTGGCATGGTTTGCAGGTAGGTGAGGAGTTGGCGTACACGACGATGATAATCACGGAAACGGCGGCTCTCCTTTACGAACGATGCTGCTCGTGGCGTTTGCTCCAAGAGCTCCAAGCCCCGCTCAAAAGCCTCTCGTTGCTCGGTAGTGAGCATGCGTGAGGACATGGCAGGCAACAATATGCGAATAATATCTTCCATAAGCGCAATAAGCATTAGTACAACAAAGGTGAAACAAACATCTTGCTGCCGGGTTGGTTATTTTGGTAGCCTTGCTCCTCGTTTGTGCTTGTCGAGGAAGGCGTATCGTTGGTGGCGGGAGCATTCTCGGCCTTGCGCTTTTCTATGAGCCTCATGATGGAGGCCCGTAGAGAAATGGATTCGTCGTGGGCACGTTGGCGACGGGTCTTGTCAATGGTCAGAACAGAGGTGCGTTCCTCAAGGTAGGCCACCATCAACCTACGGGTCTTGCGAAGAAGCAGTTCGTCAGATGCGTCGGTCGAGGTCAGCAAATGTTTGAGGGTGTCCTCACCTATTGCATCGGCAATATATTCCTCCTGGATGTAATGAAGGTCGGGCAAGAGGCGAATGAATTTCTCGCGACTCTCGTAGATGTCGAGATAGTGCTGAAGGTCGGCACATGTGGCGATGAGGAGGTCGTGGTGAAGGTAGTAGTAGGTGCTCTCTTTCCATAGATTTGTGATTTCCTCAATCTCGGCCGTTTGCACGCTTTCGTCCGTTTTCGGTACACTATTGTCGGTATTCGGTACGCTTTCGGTTGTCTTCTGTACGTCAGAAGCCTGTTTCTTAACACAACCCTTTGCCCAGTCTTCGAGCATTACAAGCAGTTGGTTGAGCGACGCCATGGCCTCTCGTTTGTAGCCCTGCACGCCCTTGTCGAGAAGGTCTTTCGACACATTCTCGTAGTCATTGCTCGACGCTACGTTTACGCCCACTCCGTTAATGGATATGGCCTGCTGATAGGCAAAACGGGAGAGGGCATCGAATACCACCATTCGTTGTGCGTAGAGCAAGAGCTGCTGCCAAGGATGACGGGTGTGCTCACCATTGCAGACCGACAAGTAAAAGTCTTCGGGCGAAATGGTGAGGTAAAACTCGCACAAGCGATCGTAAAGGCTGTTGCCCAACTTATCGCGCAAAAAGTCTTTCTCGCTGTTGTCGAGTATGCCTTGAAGAGAACTTATCTCGTCGATGGCGTTGCTTGGAATATGGAGCCGTAGCTCCTGGGTGGTTGAAATGATCATAAGCTATGTTTTTTACTACGAATTACACGATTTTCACAAGTTGTCAGAACAGCGTGAGCTGCGCTTGCTCCTGCTTGATGCGCTTGCAAGCCTTGTCGTAATACTCCTTGTTGAGCTCAAAGCCGATGAAGTTGCGCTTCTCGCGGATGGCTGCAATGGCGGTGGTACCGCTGCCCATACAGTTGTCTAAGATGGTGTCGCCCTCGTTGGAGTAGGTGCGGATGAGGTACTGAATAAGAGCTGCCGGCTTTTGCGTAGGGTGCATGTCCCTTTCCTTTTCCTTGTCGAAGAAGAGCACAGATATGGGGTATTTCTCGGTGGTCATTTCCTTTGAGTAAACCTCGTTGTTATAACGTCCATAACAAACATTACCTTTCGGCTTACCATGCTTATGCCCTCTCGAATGGTTGGGAAAACCTGGGCGCATTTGCGGATTAAACGTTGGCAAAGCTCTAGAGAACACGGCTATGTCCTCATGGCATCGCATAGGCATCCGCTTTGCGTTCAAAAAGCCTGTTGGCCTGTCCTTTTGCCATATCAGGTTATAACGCCAGTTCTTAGGCTCGGCCATCATGAGCTTTGCTGTAAACATTCCTTGGCAGAAAAGGATGATGGGCGCATTCTCTTTTGCAACACGCCAATATTCCTTAAAAAGAGGATCTATGGGAATCATGCAATCCCATTGAGCTTTTTCGTTGCCTCTGTTCAAAACCTCATACGGCAAGTCGCAGATAATACAATCTACGCTCCCGTCAGGAATCTTCTTCATCCCTGACAGGCAATCTTCGTTGTATATCTTGTTTAGCTCTATCATGCCCTACGCTTTCCTTGTTACACATCCTGCTTCGCCACCCCCGTCTTCGAATTATCCAGCGTAGTGAGCACTTCACGGTCGATTTGCCACACCAGGTGCGAGTCCCAGTTGTTCCTACGCGTTATCACCTCCAAAGGCCGAAGCATGAGCTGCTGCATGGGCGCGAACTGGATTTGCTTTACCAAGAAACGCTCGCGCAGGTCGGTGCCGCCCGATGATGTGGCGTCGCCGGGTGTGTTGCCAATGAGCTTCGAGTCCAAGCCCATGGCAAAGAAGATGATAGACGAAATTTCCTGAAGCTCGGTCTTCTCGGCTTGCGCTTGCGAGTTGGCCTTGGTCTCAATCTCCACAATCTCCCAAGCCTTATGCTCCTTACCGTCCAAACCGGTGAACACGGCAGAGATAAGAGGCTGGCCTGCGTTTCTCCGGTCAGAGAGCCAACGGTTGATGTCTTCAAACACCTCTTGTTGCAACTGCTGAATGGTCTTTTTATTCTCATCGTTCTTCTGTTGCTGATCAAGTCGCGTGAGATATTCCTGATGGATGTAGATAACAAAGCCAATGGTGTTCGAGTTGCGCTTGCGAGTCAGGCGGTCGTCCACGATGGTGAAGGCATACTCGAAGATGCTGCCCGCAAAGATGCTATGCCAAAGGGCATCAGCATAGTAGGGGCCTCCAAAGTCGCGTGGCGACATGATGAAGCGGGTGGGTCGGTTCTTCTTGCTCACACGTTGCTGGCGGGCCTCGCGCACACGGCGGTCGAGGTCTTTTACGGCGGTATCGGCTGCCAGGTAGGGCACGGCAGCTATGCGCATATCCTCTGCCGACAGAGTGGCGCGGGTCTGCGACGAGTCGAGCCATTGGTTAGAGGTGTAGGCATAGTTGATGCGGTATTGGCTATCCATGCGCTCCAACCGTGTTGTGAAGATGCTACGATGCTTTAGGCCAATGGCTTTCGGGTCCCATTGTGAGGTGGGGATGGGATGGCCGTCGGCATCCAGTTGCCGTTGGTTGAGTTGAATCTCGCAGAAACATTGCGACATGAGCGCCATATCGCCTGCCATATCGAGGTAGGTCTTCATCAAGTCGTTGTTGCCAAGAAACACCTGCAGCTCCTTGTTGGTCTGCTCCCATGTGTCGAGGGCTCCCTTGAGAGCCTTCATCTCGTCGGAGTCTTCCCTCGGCTGATTCTGCAAGAAATTATCGAGCGGGTCGTCTGTAGCGTTATTGTTCTGCTGTGCGGCTTGCTCCTGCGCCTTGAGGTCGGCTATCTGTCCGCGGAGCAATGCGCCAGCCGAGGCGAAAGAGATGTACTTCTCGGTGATGTTTCCTCCCACATACTGGGTGTAGTGGTATTTGGGAGAAGGACCACGGCCAACGAGAATCTTCTTAACAAACTCAATTCCAGCGGCGGTGAATGGCGACATCTTCGAGAGAAGGTATATCATGTTGGGCAGACGGTTGCCCAGTCCCCATTCCATAAAGCCCAGCCCCGGCGTGCCCACATTCACGGGAACGGCCTTATTCTCACCACCACTCGAAGCGAAGATGGTGGATATTTCGTTCCGCGCGCCTTCTGCGCTGGCCTGCCCACTTTGCGACATGAGCATGGAATGGGCATAGTCGCCCCATGAGAAGGTCTTGCTTCCGTCGCCATTACGGATGCCGAACGCCCCAGGGCGCACGGCCACAAAACCTTCCGCTTTCAACTCCTCACTACGTTGTTGGAGCTCATTGATGGTTGATACTTTAGTCATCTTATCTGTTGTGTTGTGAAAAGATATGGGAAACGTCTGCGACACACGCGAGAACCACCCACTTTTGATACAACAAAGATAGGGGAGTTTTTTTATGTGGGGCGGACATGGATCATCCTCGGCGGCTTTCTTTTACATCGAATGAAACAGATGAAACGGATGGGAAGTTGTCTGCTTGCTTGTATCTGCATCCGCTTAAATTCGTTCAATCCGATGTGAATAAAAAAGCCCTGCTATCCTCACGGACAACAGAGCTTGACAAATTCAAATTTTCAATGTGTTAACCAATCATTCAGTCGTATGTATATGATAAGCTTTGTGTCTGCCTACATGTTGTAATGAAACAATTCGTTGCCAGCCTGGAATTCATATCTCTCTACGTCATCTATCACCATGTCCTCACCGTTGAACAGCTTGATAATGAGTTTGCAGTTCTTCGGGTCAGGGTGTACGCTGCGGATGTTGCTGTGTGAAATCCATATCGGGATGTTGCACTCCATGGTGTAGACCACGAGATACCAAGGACCAGTCTTGCACTTCTCTACAGAAACAGAAAGGTGAGACGTAATGAAGTCGGAAACCTTGTCAAAAATTTCGTCGAAAAACTTCTCCTTGCGCTTCCGTCCAAACCTATCGAGCCAAGCGGCGACGATGGAGAACAGCAAGATGATGAGAATCACGATGAGTGTTGAAAAAATGAAATTCATAATTGTTTTTGTTGAATTGTTATTGTTTATACTAATTTTTATAATTGTTGGTTACTACCCATACGCTCAATCCGATGTTGAGCAAGAGCATAATGATAATAATGGCCCAATACTCCTTGTCGCTCAGTTCTACCGAAAGATACTTGAAGTCGGAAAACTCCTTTCTTTTCCACTCCTTCTGCACAACCGGTTCGATGTACGAGGCGAAGGCGCAGAGGTCAAGTCGGTGCGACGTAAACCAGTCGCGGCTCTTCACGGCAAGCACGGGCGAGTCACACCACGAGAAGGCATCGCTCCACACCACGCGGTTACGGCTGTCAAGGCCTACGCACACCACAAGCTCGTTTTTGTTGCCTCCCTGCCAATAGGAGCGTTGTCGGTCGGCAATGGATAGCGGCTTGTTGCGATAGAAAAGTAGATAGAGGCGAAACTCCTTTTTCGGCCCGTATCGGGCATTGAGCACACGGATGGCTCGTTCCTGACGGGCAGAGAACTTTGCTCCGATGATAGGCGACTGGTCGCAAAACCGTATCTTGGGATATTCGTGCAAACCAAGTCGGCGTGCCTCCTTTTCGCTGATGTCCTCAAACTTAAACACCGAGCGCGAAGCCTTCACCTTGTTCTCATATTCATGTTCACGGGTAACGGAATAGAGCGTAGCGGGTTGACCGTTCCATAGGTATTCATACGCATCGCCATCACGGGTGTAATAGTGGCGGTGCATATCTACGAACACCGAAGCCACCGACAAGCGGCGCTTCATAGCCGAGAAATCTTCGTCGGAGCAATCGCGCTCGCGCCCAGAATGGTCGTAGTAAGTCCAACGTTCGGGATGGTTTACAGTGACATAGTAGGTTCGGGTGTGGCTATGCCCCTTAGAGTCCCTATAGGTCTGCGTCCTTCTTTGAAGTTCGTTCCACGGCTCATAATAGCGTACCTTCGTGACGTAGCTGCCCAGGTATTCAGTGTCGCTCGACTCTACGCGCTCAAACGCCCATATCATCGCTGCGCCCACAAGGAGCGAGGGGATGATAAGTATGGCATGTTCCCACCATGTTGTTTGCTTGCGGAAGAACAGTAGCAACACAGCCGACATAAAGAAGGGAATGAGAAAAACGAGTAGTTCCATACGCCTTTACTCCTTCTTGCCGAACAAATCCACGTCGTTGTCCTCGCCTGCATCCATCACTTCCTTGGAGCGCGACGAAGAGATAACCTTGTACTCGATAGGCATGGTGTTCGACACAAACCATCGGGCAGGGTAGGTGCGAGTAAGCGTTTCGTGTTCGCGGATGATGTCAAGCATACGTTCTTGCGAAGTCTGAAACTCGGTGCGCTGTATCTCGATAGACTGCATGAGGTCGCGGTAGAGCGATACATCGAAGTTGGGGTTGCTTTCCTTAATCCACTTCATCATCGTGCCCTGGTCGTTCTGATAGCGTCCGGCAATAAGCTGCGGATAAATCTTCTCAAAGGTCTGCTTATACTCATCAGTAACCTGCGCCTTCTGCTGAATGATTTTCCACATCTTGTCGTGAACGCCCTCAATCTTTCCACGCTGCGCCTCTGCCTGTTGGCGAAGCGCAATCTCACGGTTGTTGTAACTGAAGTAGGTGGCTACCAATGAGCCGATAACGATGGCTACCACAAGCAGTATGGATGCCATAACGATGTTTTTTGTTTTCATTTGCTTGTTGTATTTGTTATTATGTTCTTGTTTCTTTCAAAAGATATTTATAAGAGCCCAGTCCGTTATCTTCGCCCTTCTCAATCTTCCAGTCGAACCCAGCCGCTTGCAAGCTCTGCACGAAGGTATTGTAGTCTCTATCTACGATATATGGAGAAATGTTTTCTTCTTCAAAGACAACGATGTTAGGGTTGATGTCGAAATCAACGCGTAGGGACTTGTCGCCAAGAAATTTGCATGACAGGGAAGTATCACGAGGGTCAATGATGTGCAGGTTATAGATGTTCTTTCCGATTATCCAAAGGTAAGCATAGCAATACAGCCTTTGTTCTTCGGCATCATACCGCTTTGCGCACACAATGAAGGTGTCAGAGTTGCAAAGCGACAAGATTGCGTAAAACCGACCGTCCTCGATGTGGTTGAGCATATATTCGCGACGCTCTTTCGGGGTGAGGAGTACAAGAGACTCCTGCAGCCATATACGTTTTTCCTGCTGCTGACATCTCTCCTTTTGCTTTGCCTTCTTCTCTCTCCAAGTGCGAAAGAACTCGCGCCACAGCCCAAAAAGACAGGCGATAAGGAGTGCTACTCCTATCACGCCCATCATGCACAGGAAGTATTTCAATAAGATTGTTTCCATTGTTTCTATAAAAACTTTATTTGTTTTACTTTGCCTTAAAGTTGTATATCGGCTTGATGCGCTTCACCACGGTCACGGTGTCGCCAATCAGCTCTTCAATCTCCTCTGCCGACTTATACGCCATTGGTGCTTCGTCGATGGTGGACTCGCATACCGATGTAGAGTAGATGTCGTGCATTTGCTGTCGGTATTCCTCCATGCTGAGCTGCTTCTTGGCCGCCGAGCGCGACATCAGTCTGCCTGCACCGTGCGGAGCCGACTGTAGCCAGTCGTCGTTGCCCTTGCCTGTACACAGAAGCGAACCGTCACGCATGTTCAGAGGGATTATCAGAGGCTCGCCACGCTTTGCGCTCACAGCTCCCTTGCGTATGATGCCGCCGAAGGTGTCGAGATAGTTGTGTACGGTAGTGAACGAGTCGCCCAACACCTTTATTCCGAGACCCTTGACGATGGTTTGCACCATAAGTCTGCGGTTAAAGTCGGCATATTTCTGGCACATGCGCATGGCATTGAAGTAGTCGCCAAGCAAAGGGCCACTGAGATAGGCTAAATCCTGGGGGATAGTATTCAGTTGGCGCAACGCGTCGTTTATCTCGTTTTGTCTGCCAAAAGCTTTCAATGAGAAAATGATATGCTCGCGTTCCGCGCTATTGTCACATATCTTTGCCGCCAACTTCTGAAAGTAGTTGCATATCTTCACGCCCAGATTACGGCAACCCGAATGTATCACGAGATAATGTCGTCCGAAGCTGTCCACGTCCACCTCGATGAAGTGGTTGCCGCCGCCGAGTGTGCCTAACGAGCGCATGACGTAATTGAGGTCGAAGCAATGCTTCCAGGGAGGCAGCAGCTCCATAATTTGAATTTGCATAACGTCAACCATCTCCGAAGCCAAAGGCTTCTCATGCACGTTGAATCCGCTTGGAATGTTGTCGTTGATGATGCGGTCGAGCAGAGACATGTCAATGTCCCCAAAGCCCAAGTCCACAACAAGCATTCCACAGCCGATGTCCACGCCTACGGTGTTGGGCACCACCTTGCCACGGGTTTCAATCACAGTGCCTACAGTGCATCCCTTGCCGGCATGACAATCTGGCATGATGCGAATCTTGCAGTCGCGGTAAGCCTCGCTCTCTGCCATCTGCCTTACTTGCTTCTGGGCTTCAGGTTCAATGGTCTTTGCAAAAATCTTTAAGTCGCTCATTGTTCGTCGTTCTTGATAAATCCGTTAATGAAAAGAAATGTGCAGTGGTTGAGTTTTCCTTCTCCTCGCTCGTCTGCACCAGAGCCCATTAGATACGTTCTTTCTCCGCTTCGCTAAGAAAGCAGCAGAGCCGAGCGGTACGGAGTGGCGACATGCGGCACACTGAGTACGGTCCCTTGTACTTCGGGATAAGTTTCTTTTGTCGAAACACCTTTTAGCGGTTGCGTACCTTACAGTCGTTTGAGAAGCGTACTGCATTGATGGCCTAACGCCTTTTCTTCGTAACCCAACCTTTCGTACCAATGCAACACCCATAGGGGAGAGTCGCGTCCGTCCCACGAAATAGCGATGGTCTGTACGCCGCAATACATCAGCTCTTTTTCTACTGCCTCCATCAGGTGTTTTGCCACCTCATGGACGCGGTGAGTTTCGTCAACCCACAACGAGTAAATGAGAGCGTCCGCTGCGCCATCCAAAGGCCTGTCTTCGGTGCGGTGAGGAATAAACGCCTGTATGCTGCCATGATGCTGCTCATCGGTGACGAGTATGCGAATGGAGTCTTCCCAGTATTGATGTTGTATCATTGTAGAAATGTTACGCAATTTGTTTGATCAGACGACTATCTGTAAGTATTCCATTTCTTTCCAATTCTTACTAAACTGGAAAGAACAGAAACGGCTATACACTCGCAGCGGCTCTGTTACACCTCCATCTCAGGCAGCTTTTGGTCGCCACCTGGGCTTGTGCCACCCAATGTGTCGGGAACGGTCTTGTGCAAAAATAGATTATTCCTTTTACTCGATATGGACATTCTCCTTGAAGTCGTATCTCACGTCTCGGTTTTGCACCCAAGCCACAGGCGTTTTGGAGAAGATGTCTGCCTCACAGTCTGCTAAGGCTTGCACCAACGCCTCGTACATCTTCAGCTCGTCATATTCTTCCTGAAAGTCATGGCTCGTCCGCTGCCATTTCAGATTAGGGCGTTTGCCGTCCTTCTTGTTTCCTTTAACCATCAGCATGACACTTACGGAGTTTTCACCCTCGCGCACTTCCGCACTAAGTATGCCGTAGCCAAGCGGTTTGCCAAAAATGTAGCAACCGCTCTTGTTCCCAAGAAAGCGGTAACCGTAGTTTCGCAATGCCTTTATCACAAATTCTCTCATATTCAATCTTTTTTATAGTTCCACTAATACTTTTATCTCTTGGTTGCCTCCTGTAGGTACAAGACAAGCAGGGCATAAGCCTCGGGCAGAATATACACGACGCAGCACATCAAACATGTTGGTGTAGGGCGGTGTCTGCATCATGCCGACCACGAGTATGCGTGCGGTGTCAGTCATCGACATTATTGTCTTGCTGCTTCCGTTTTTGTTCTTCCTTGCAAACTATCTTGCCTCTATCCTTCAGTCGGAGGCAGAAATATTCACAATTCCAACATGCGCAGCTATCCACTCTTACTGTTTCGGGATTTTCTTTGCAGAAAGGGTCTCCAGTCTCCACCATATCGTGAGGACATTCGGTGTTCTTGACGAGAGTGAACCCTTTTTCCTCAAGCAAGTCTATAAGGGTGCTACGCTCTTGCTTTAAGTCTGCGTTCTCGCTTCGCAATTTGGCAAGCTCGTTTCTGAGGTTGTCGGTCTCACGCCCTTGCGCTATGTTAGCATTGCAGACGTTGGTGTAGCCTTTATGCAATTCCTTGAGATTGGCCTCCGTCATTTCCAGTTCCGCCACCACATTCTCATTCTGGTCTTCCAGATTGAAGAGTTTCTTTACTACCCTTTTATAGCCTCTGTTAAGACAGCGTATTTTTAGTTTCATCGCCTCGTTTTCGGCTACCAACTCTTTGTTACGTCTTGTGTAGGCAACATACTTTTTGAATGCTTGATGTTTCATTGTCTCTATAGTTTTATTACATATTATACAACAGCGACATCAATGCCACTGCCTTTTTGTGGAATACACTCAGCGGATCTTCTCAAACATGCGAGCGTAGGGTGGTGTCTGAATCATGCCGACTACGAGTGTGCGTGCGGTGTTGGTCATCGCCAGACAGGTCCAATATTCAACCCCGAAAGAGCCTGCCGGCAGATCACACCGCAGCCATCAATGATACCCAGGCAAGAGTCGCATTCCAGACAGGCTATAGAACACACAGCAGGGTGGCCTTGTCTGTAGCCGCAGGATGTTCCTTTTTTCATATAAAGGTTTTTGCCCTTCACAAAGGTGTGGATTGCTTTTGCAAAACGGGTCAGCTCTCCGTTCTCTCTTTCCAGTTTGTCGCAATGGTCGCGCATCTTGAGCATATTGCCGAGCATCTGCTTTTCAGGGTCGTCCTTGCGCTTCTCCATTCCTCGCAACTGACGAGCCACGTTGTTGTATTCGTCCACAAGCTGATGCACACGCTGCTCCAACTCCACGTTCTCTGCCTTCAGGTCGGCGATGATGTAGGCAAGCGTCTCCATGCGGTTGTCTTTAGGCAGGTTTACATACTCGCATACTGCCAGTCGTCTTTCCATATACTTGCGCTGCTCGTCAGTAGCAGGGACGTAGGCATCGGCTGTGCGTGTGCCTACGCGATAGGGTGGAGGTGGGGTGTTGAATATTCTTCGCATGTCGGTATATGCCGAATACTTTACTACTCCTTCTTCATCTACTCGCGCCACCTTCACCAACATTTTTCGCTCTTCGTCGTAAAGAATGTCGCCAGGCTTGATTTCTTCTGTTTTCATTGTCTTTGTGGTTTTAAGTTTGTTTTAATGATACAACAGCGACATTAGTGCCACTGCCTTTTCTTTGTCGGAAAATCCTTTGATGTTTACCCATTTGCCGAATGGGAAGTGATCGACATATTTCTGAACCATATAAACGGTCACGGGGATGCAACCGTCATAGGCCTCCTTTGGAATTATTCTTAGTTTCATATCTTATTCAAATTCATATACTATATGCGGTGTGGTGTTGCCCAGTCCGTCGCGAGGGTCAGCAAAGCCGCCTGGTGGCGAAGCTGTCACGGTATTGGCAATCTGCTTGCGCGGTCGGTACTTTACGAGGCCCTTGCCGTCCTTACCACTGCGTACCCATCCGATGTAATACTTGTCAGTCATATTCTATCAATACTGCGGGTGCTTTACAATATGATGTTGTATTGCTTGCTATATTCGCCCATCCTTCTCTTGCGTAATAGGATGTCAGGACGCAGCAGATGCCGGACGGACAATTTAGTGGTTTCTTATTCATACTCTATCAATACAATGGTATGCTGTCCGTGCTCATCGTAGAGACCTGCCCATCCGTCGTAGCGTGCGGACAATGCCGTGGAGTACCCCACCCGACGTGGGCAGAGCTGTGATGTGCGTTGTACGAAAGGGATTTGTTTAATCATACGTTATCAATACCATATTGTCTTTGTCTACTGAGGTGAGGGTGTTGGTTGTACCCCCCCCATTTATCTCCATTCGCTGACAGAAGCGTCCGTTGGAGGGATGCTTGCGGTCGGACGGATTGTCGGGATCGCGACCTCGGAAGGCTGCTATGCGAAAGTGTAGCATAATAGGTTGTCTTTTGTTACGGTTGTTATCGAATTGCTCCACGGCCACGGACTGGGGGAGTGATACTTATCGCCGTATTTACACCCTCCCCGGTCGCCATGTTCACGGCGGAAGGCTTGGGCTTCCTCGGTGCGGTAGTGGACGAGGACGGAACGGTTAATCATACTCTATCAATATTTTCGGTTTATCCACATCGTGACCCTTACCTCCCCCGGCTATGCACAAGGCTATGCCGTGTGGCGAAACGATGAGGCCGTTCTGCGAGGGGCTGTAGAAGCCGAGGATGATGGGGCGAGGGTTATTATTCATAATTCTATCAATACTTTCGGGCAGATGGTTGCGTCACAGGCTCTTGACGGAACACATGGACTGCAACCTTTTGGGGAATAGATTCTAAGGCACAGGTCGTGCCATCCAGGGGAAGGAGGAATCAGGAGACCTAAGCAGATACAGGATAAGTTGTTCCTAATTCTATTACTACAAATCTATCGTTTGCCATAAATGTCTGTAGAGCGATTGTACCTGCATACTTCAGATTGTTGCTTTTATTATAAGCATCAATCCATTCTCCGTGTCTTGTGGGTCTCCACCCTTTTGCAAACATGATATTTAGACTTCTACATTGTTTAATCATATTCTACTATCAAACAGCAATGTGGTATAGCAAGTGCAAAGAGGAAATCCCGTACACCGGCTTTGAAATAGTGGGAGGTGATAGCAGGTGCAATCGTACCCCCCCCATTCTGTATTGCATGACATGGGTTTATTTTCTTCATAATTCTACTGCTACAAAGAATACGTCGCTGCAATCGGTGCGCGACATGATGGTTATTGCTATGCCGTGAAAGGCTCCGTTGAAGCGTTCTGCACTGAACATCGAGGCAGGGCAGGTGAGCAACCTACCACCCATAATCATATCAGCTATGATACGGATTACACGGTCGGGTGGGTTGTCAGTTCGCTTCCTTATTCCTCTCCATATTCTCCTTAAACATCTTATAGAAGCCGCGACAATACTCCACGTCCAGTTTCTTTGGGTTCTCCTTGAACTTTTCGTAGAGACGGGCGATGGCTGGGCGATGATAGTTCAGTTCTTTCTCGTTCCACTCAATGCCCTTGTCCCATCCGTCGTGACGCTCCATGAATATCTGAAGCACGGTCTTGAGAAACATTGCCGCCTCGTGTGTCGGTGGCAAGTCAAACTGCATGAATAGGGCATTGTCGAAGTCGTTTGCCTTGAGGAACTTGCTCACGGCATCATCCTTGAGGAAATAGCGGGCGGGCACTTCCTCTTCGAGCACGTCTTCCAGTCGGGTGCGCAGCTCGAATGGTTCGGGAAACTGATAGTCGAAGGCCACGTCACGGCGCATGGAGATGCAGAACACACGGTCGCGGTTTTGTGGCACACCGTAGTTCTTGGCGTTGAGTCGCGCCCAACGGCTCACATAGCCGAGCGACGAGAGTTTGTTGAGCCACTTCTGGAAATCGGGCATGAACTTCTGACTTACCAGTGCCGCCACATTCTCCTGTAACAAATACTTGGGGCGCAACACCTCTACGGCATCGGCCACACGCCAAAGCAGGGCGCTTCGGGTGTCGCTGCCCTCCTGCAAGCCCATCTGCTTGCCAGCCTGACTGATGTCCTGGCAGGGCGAGGAATAGGTGAAGAGATCCACTTCGCGACCATGGAGCGAGTCTTTCACCTCGTGCCAGTCAATCTTGGTGATGTCGCCCAGGGCACAGTCGGCAAACTGAGGGAAGACGAGGTTGTGCATCTGACAGGCGTATTTGTCGATGTCGCTCCATCCCTTGCACGTCCATCGAAAATCGGGATGCCGATCCTTTAGCACGTCGGCGGCCATGAGCTGCGAGTCGTAACCCGAAAAGGTAGTAAGGATAACTTTTTCGTCTACTGATGAAGAAGAATGGGGTGTTTTTGGCAATATATCCTCGGCAAACAAAGACAACTGCTCATACTTGCGCTTTACAGGCTTGGGGTACCACAGTTGCTCGTAAATGGCTGCAAGCACGTCTACGACTATCGAATTTCCAGCTTGCTTGAATTGCTGACTGGAAGAAATCGCCATGTCGCTGGGAGCGCCCTTGCTCTTGAAGCCTTCCACTCGCTCAACCGCTTCGGCATTGGTGCTTTGCATGACGCGGATAACATCCTCCCGAACGCCCATCAACCTGAAGCATTCGTGGGGGGGTAAGTTTTCTAATGGCGTAACTCTTAATGGTACGGTCGGTAAAATTAAACTTTGTAATCATTATTTTTAGTCGATTTTTTAATTATACTCAATCATGATTCCAACATCATGCACATTGGCCTTTACGCATCGGCTTAGACCTATTAGCCAACTCCTATTGAATTGTTCAGACGCTTGCGTAAATACCCCACCCGTAATGGGGAAATGATAGTCAATCTTTATGTTAGTCATATTCTTCAATCAGAAAGTAGTTGTATTACCACGCACTTATTGTTATGGTTGGGCAAAGAGAGGACCGCAAAAATCCTCCATTATTTTCCCCACGAGGATATTGGTAGAACTTGTAGTTAGGCATATACCTTAACTATTACAGGCGTTTGTCCCCCACCTAATCCCATTGCAGACGTGAAGGTAAAACATTCACCATTAAGCGAGCGAGGCGTTATCAGACCTTTGGCTTGCATATTTTGAAATACCATGGTCTGCTCCACCTTTTTCACCATTATTGATATTGCCTTTGCTCTAAGCATATTGGTAGAGGTCATGGTTAATCATATCAGTCCTTTTCAATCTCCAATTTCCATGTCTTTTCATCATGCGAAGAATAGACGGTATAGGGAAACTCGCTACAACTAACAGCCACTCGCATTTCATCCAACATATCCCTTGTATAGAAGCATCGGCGCATAAGATACGCCAAAGCCTTAAATTGGTCTTGAGTAAGATAAACTCTCTGCTCGCCACAAGTGATACCTACGTAGTCAGTAATGGTAGAATAGAAGAGTTTTACATCCTCTTCCTTTTCTTTGTCTTCGTTGAAAACCGTTATCTTTGTTGTATTAAAACTCATAATTAGTCTTTGTTTTATTAAGGTAATGGTACGGGCATCAAATTTGCCATGTAGCAATATCTTTTTAGATGACATTTTCTGGCAAATATCTCCCAGCAGCAATCATCATGACAAAAGTGCTCATGAACAAAGAAATTATGACCCTCACACCAACAGAGTAAAGTACCTACGCAATGAGGTTTTTCTTCAGCAGGATGCCACAACTGAGCAATGTTACGATACTCGGCTGTATCATCAAAGAGAGCATCTGATAATGACGCATCTCTGACATTTATGCCTTTGTCGTCAGAATCAATACAGGCACCAGCCTCGGTTGTCTGACTTGACAATAACTCAGAAGCCTCGGATGACAAGAATATCACGTCGGGCAGTCGGTTTTCTCTTTCCATAAATATTATTGCTGTTATAATTCTACAAACACACAAATGCCTCCGCTTGCGGCTGTCAAGGCGTAAATGTTCTATAAGCCTATTCAGTTACTCTCTTTACTGTATTCAGATTATACAAGGCCAAATCTAAAACGTGTTTGAACTCATACGATACGACATTTTCATAATGCGTTACATCACCATCGACCGTTATTACGTTGATATAATCTTTACTCACAGACGAAACAACCTGCTTGACCTCCGATGCTCTATGCAAATCGCATCCACCACCTTTGGTAAACACACACAAGAAATACCCATCACAATTCTGATAGTCTATTTCTCTATCATTTTTTATCTCTTTCTTTGGTTTTCGCTCTGTCCGCCCAATGTAAGCCATGAACAAAATTGTTACGACAAACGTAAACAACATTGATGCGAGCCAGAGCCGCCAATCATTCGTTATTATCATAATTCATTTCTCCTTTTATTTATAATTCAACAAACACGCAGATTCCGCCACTTGCAGCGGTCAGTGCGTTTACGAGCTTACCCCTCCCGACTGTGCGACTTCGCCTTAACGCCGAGGTGGGATAACTGAGGTCGGCTGCGCAAAATACCGGACAATCCGTATAGCCCAGCTCGGTGGCTTGGCGTATGCGAAGGAACGTCTCGCCCTCTCGGTCCACCAACTGAAGAAACGGGCGGTCGGTGGTGGAGTAGATGCGATAGAGCGATCCATCGGGATAGCGGCCATACAGCTTGCCGTCCTTGCGGATAGTGCCGCGCTTGTAGCGGGGCGTGTGAGGGTTATTCATATTCAATCATTATACAGTGAGGACATTTGTAGTCGGTGGCTCGTAGGGCAGGTGAGAAGTTACCCCCCCCATCCTCGCCATTCGAGCTTACGGCCAATGGGATGCACGGAAATGTAGATGTGGGTCATTGGTTCGTTGCAATGGGCTTGGTGGGAATGTGTGTGTCAGTCTTACTCAATCATGCTTTCCTGCCGCTACCACCTTCAACGCTTCGAGCAAGGTTTTCTCGCTGATGCCGTTGCCTGATGCCAGACCGCTCTCCCTGAGCTCATCGAGCGAGCGAAGGATTGTACCGTTCTCATTGAGCATATTCTCGTGACAAGCGTTGACAGCACGAATGACATCCGTGCGCAAAGACTCGATAGCGTCCTTGAGTGTGGCTTCATGCTCTTTCTTGATTTCTTCGGAAATGACCTGAGCAGGGACGGGGAAACGATACATAATTTGGGCTAAATGTCTCCCATCATCAATCTGTTTACCAGCAAACACACTTCGCAATTCTTGACTACCATCGTCGAATTTTACGAGATAAATACCTTCTCCATTCGGATAATGGGCAAGATACTGCCGTTCGTTCGTAGGGTGCAGTCTCGATTCTTCAATCACACCGGCAATCGGTATTCTCACTTCTTGTTGCTCCATAATAATTTATGTTAAGTTAATCTTCTTAAATGCCCAGTTTCTTACGCCATTCAGGATCGTGGATGGAACCAACGACCTCTGATTTTTTAGTATCGGAACTATTGAGAAAATCTTCTCTTCCAGTCTCATCTTCTGCTGATATAGAATCTGGATTCTTGTGCAGAACAAATATATAACATAAGAAGTCCACGGAATAATAGATTGATAAGTAATAATTACAAACGACGTTTCCGCATTCATCAAAATCCGAGTAATCACTCAGTTCAAACGGATCAAAACTTAATAAATCTCCCTCGTAAATATCCTTTCCGTTCTTGTCGGTTAGTCCCGTGAACTGGCATACGGTTGCTGGGTCTACCTTCTCAAAGACAGCAAGAGGCTGGCCTATGTTCCCTTCTGGAAGGATATAGGCTCTTTTGCCATGAATGGCCAAGCTACCCACGACCCAATCGCCATTATTGATTTTCTTTGCTTTGAATTTGATGGTTCTCATAATATCTACTTTTTGCGTTTCTTTTTACGCTTCTTCGGTGCGCTTTTTAATCTCTCGCTCCATCTCCTCCCTCTCTTGCTGCATCTTTTTCATGCGAATGGCAAGCTTGTTGTCGGTGCCATACTGCTTGATGAGCTGGCGCGACTTATGCACCTTTACAAAAACGTAAAGAAAGAGTACGAGGATGTTCAACACCACAATTAAGATCATTGGCAGCATTACTAACCACCACGACCAACTGATTGCTCCGCAGAGTTTCATCACGATGAGGGCTACCTGAAACGATGCCATCATAAAATCAACAATTCCAAATTTCATTGTTACTATATATTTTCGTTAATACATCATTACTAACTCTTCCTTATCTTCTCCATTTCCTCATTCTCCTTCGAGAGTCGCTCCAGATGTTCGAGCACAAGCGAATACGACTGGTTGTTTACCTGATCCTCGGTCAACGAAGCGTATTTCTGCATGGTGGCGATGGTGGCCGTGTAGATTTCGAGGGGAGTGGAGGGGCGCTCCTGCCGATCGAGCTTCTGCACCTTGAACACATGAGGATAGCGAGCGGATAAAGTCTGCATCATGCCCGTCCACCAAAAGAGAATGGGCTGCCATTGATGGTCGGGAAAATGACGGAAATAGGCCGCGTTGGCGTTATGCTGATGCGTGTCGTAATGGAAATCACGCACTTGCATATTGGTGTTCGAGTCGATGTAATCAATACGACGATTGAAGATGGTTGCGAGAAACATAGCACGTGCCAGGTCTACGTTATTGGCCTGTTGGGCTATCTGTTCCTCGGTAAACGTTCCCATACGTTGCATCCTCAGAAGGTTGTTGGAGAGCGAGGTGTACTGACCCATGAGGTCTGTGGCAAAACGATACTGCCGCCAGGAGAAGCCATCCATGTCCTGTGCTACGCCTTCAAACTCCACCTTGGAGCGCAACATGCGAACCTTGATGCGCGACGAGCCATCTTTGGCACGTAGGCGCATGGTGGGGTAGGGGAAACGGGTGAGATAAGAGCCAAGGTTGTTGTCGAGCCAATCGAGTAGCCCAGCGCCCGAGGATAGGTATTCGACAGAATCCTTTGCCTTGGTCTTCGCCTTGGGCGACAACCAATAGTTGAGCTGCCAAAGATACAGGGGGAACGGGTCGTTGCGATGCCGCTGGCCTTGATGCTTGCTCAACCAACTACGCTTTGCCTTGCCCTTGCCGGAAGAGAAACGGCACATATAACATTGCTCATCGATAGGCAACGACTCATCGGGCGCTTCCACAATCTCAATCTCCGACAACACAAAGAAACAAGCGATCTTCACGTTGCGCATGTCAAAGGGATGATAACGGTCAACCCGCTCTATCTGCTCCAACATGATACGAGAAATCAGCTCCAACTGTTCGGTGGTGCATTCGTTCCAAGAACGAGGCAGGGTAAGTGACACGTTCCGAGGAGAGGCGTTCTTTTCGTGCATCATACTTACCAAGTTATAGTGTTACCAAAGTTATCTTTCAAATAACCAAAGTTGATAGCGTTGATACGGCGATACCATCCGTTCTTATGAACCTTTTGCCGAGGGTCGGCCTTGATAACATTGTCGATAAACGACAAACGACGTTGCCTTAACCGCTCAAAGAACAGGCGCGGATCCTGGGCGTTGAGCGCATCAAGGGTCTTTGGGCCCACCACACCATCGGCCTTCACTCCGAGCAACATCTGCGGAATGGCAATGCCGTGGTGCCCACTCGACCACACCCAATCGACAAGCATGTTTGCCAATCCTTGCGACTGGATGTTATCTGCTCCCCACCTATTCCAATAATTCTTGCGCATGATGCGGATGGCATCCGCCGCCGTGATAAGTTTCAAGTCTTTCACGTTGATCACTCCGTCACCATTCTTGTCGTAGCCTTGGGCACGCCATGTGGAGATGGTAACGCCACGGTTGGTAGCTCCACCACGATCATATTTGCTATTGACAAACCCTCCCTCAAACGAAAGGATAAATTGGGCTAATGGTTCAAGTTGTGCCATATCATCTGTATTTTGAATTGTTGACTGATACAAAATTAAATATTGCACCTGAAACGCCACGGACATACCTATACGGTGGAAGCCACTCTGCGGATCATGGTATTTGCGCAAAGTGGCTTCAAAAAAGGATTCAAAAACTTTAGAGCGTGGCGTGCAGGGCGTTATAGTCCCAAATCTTCGTGCAATCGTTCTCGCACGGCTGCCAATCGTCGTCGCAAAAATAGAAGGCATAAGCAGCCTTGATGATGTCGTCCTCACCCATGCTGGCGCATAGGCCGGCATACATGGAGTTGAAAGCCACAAACTTATCCCACGCATTAACATTCGCGTGGAATTTCATGTCTTTGGTCAGTTCATCAACCTTGGCACGCGTCCAATGCATCCCAGAGGCCGTAGGCATACCCTCATCGTCGTACATACCGCTATAAACGAGAGCGGCAACATCGTGGTTGGCCATCTTCTCCGAGTAGTGGCGACCATAAAGCACAGCATGCTGATGACGAAGAATATGCCAATAAAGTTTGGGGTCGGTCTGTTCCAACACGAGAAGATCGGTGGAAAGCGTCTCAATGGCTGTCCACATCTTCTTCTCGGTGGCCATGCCGTGCGCACGGGCCTGTTCTATCATTTGTTTGTAATTCATCATTCTTGTACGTTTAAGAATTTAACAATTAGGGCAAACGCCCCAAAAATGTGGGATGATAGGCAACAACTTTCTGCCGGAAACATATAGCGTTGGAAACAAGAACAGGTTCTGTGGCGAACCCTCCTGTTCGTTTTCAGCTATCTTCCCTTTCTTCTTGGTTTCTTGTTTTTTCATATAGCTGCGTGAATATTCGTTGAAATAAAACTAACAACAGCACGAACCAGTTTGACAGATAGGCCACCACAATAGCCGCCAATGCCGAAAGATATACGTTATAGCCGAGATATAGCAAGGCCGACATCGCACACCAAAATGTAAAACATTGGGCGCACGACGCTACCTTGTCAACGACATGGGCGATGGCTTCGGCCAGTCCTAAGTGTTGGGCAAGCGTGGCGGCTACCATGGTGGATAGAGCTATCAAAACAATCATAGCTTATGCTGTTGCAAGGGTTAACGTAACGGGAGTGTCAGACACGAAGGTCTTAGAACAGTTGCAGCACGAAATGCGAGCGATGCCGTTCTGGGCGGGACCCACTGCCAAATTAACCGAGTTGATGGCGGTGGCGCTAAACACAGGAATGGTGAAGTCCTGCGAAACCACCTGCGAGCGTGTGCAGCATGAACCACAGTTGCAAGGAATGTAGCTCACCACGCCTTCCACATGGATGACGATGATATACTGAGATGTGCCCACGTTGGCGATGCTCTTCACCGTAAACTGAGGAGCGAACACGGGCGTTTCGTCAACACAAGCCGGGGTGCAGAGCTGCTGTGTGATGTTGACATCATAATAGGGTGCGGCGGCGGTTGCACCTGCCGCAAGTGTGGCTGTGATAATAGCCGGAATAGTACGTTTGTTCATAGTTGTGTTTCTGTTTTATTATAGCGACGATGCTTGCCGCCGCTTGGGTTGTTAAATGTTAATGTTTCACTTGATAACCTTCGTCTTTCCCGACGGGAAGGTTCTTTTGCAGAAGGTCGGCCAACTCCTCCAGGTCTTCCTCCTCAAAAGTCACCATACCTTCAAGGATCGTCAACGAGCCATTGCTCCGCATGTTCTCCACCACATCGTGCGCCATCTTCGGAATGCTCTCTTCGGGAATCTGCCCAAAGTATTTTGCGAGCATCGGAGTTATGAGCGAATTGACAACAGGTTGAATGAGTGGTTCGATGTCTTTCTGAAGGGCGTAACTGCCGCTCACAAGGCCCAAAGATCCAATAGTGGCTTGAAGCGACTGCAACATAGGCAGGCGCATCAGGTTGCCGACGGTTATCTGGGAAATGGCGGGTCGTGCCCATTCGGACACGACAGCCGCTAAGATCTGAGAGTTTTTGTATTCCATGTTCTTTCGATAGGATTACAACACCCAACTACCGCTTACTGATTGCAGGTGCATCCGCAACCACAACCCGTCTGGCACACGTTGTTGGAAGGTATAAACACCTTGGTAACACTCGCAAGAGATGCCACCTGCGACTTCAGCACGTCGATGTTGGCGTTGGCGGCGGCGTTGTAGGCCATCTGCTGTGCGTTGACAGCCTGTTGCGCATCCTTGTTAGCGTCCACCTTGTCTTCCAGTCGGCGCAACTTTGTGTCGAGATACTGTGTCACCTCCACGAGTTTCTTGTCGGTGTAGTTCTCACTCTTCTGAATGGCCAGCTCGGTCTTGAGCGTGCTATTCTCCTGAATAAGATTGGTCTCGCTCTTGGTCACGAAACGCGCGTCAGGGTCGGAAGGGTTGGCCGTCGTGCCATTGTTCCTTCCCATTCCCATGAGCGACACGCCACCTCCAAGCAAGCTGGTGGCCAATCCTGCGATGCCGAGACCCAAGGCCGTATTGCCCAGTCCCTTGCTGGCAACATCAAAGTTGCCTTCGTTTGTCTTGATCTGCATAATGTTTTTGTGTTTGGTTGATTGATTTCGTTCAATATCGAACTTAACGCAAAGGTAAGGTGGTGGGTGTGAAAATTTTTGGAGTTTCCATTAAGTATTCTTTCGTAATCATAACATATAAACTCCGCTAATAATGACATTAAAAAAGCCTCACGTTACTAACGCAAGGCTCATGTGTTATAAGAAAGTCTAATGTCTATCGGGGGGGGTAAACGTACCTCTCGATTCTTCAGCAAGCGAAATATACGGTACCACTTCTTCCTTAATTATATCCAAAAATAATTGTGCGGCACGCTTTTTAGGCACATCACGCATCCAATGGGTGTTACTCATCAACTGCTGTTCCAAACCAACAATAGGGCGTGATACAAGCGTAGGATGATTGCGCAAATACAATTTTGGCATGAACGTAACATATTTGGTTTCCTCCACCGAGGCAAGTGCTTCGTCGGGGTCGCTGATAATGCACTTAATGTTCAACTTGTATAAATCGCGTTCAATATATTTCTGACAGGTCTCAAACACCCGCTCGCCCACATCGGGCATGATGATGGGATGTTTCAAAAGATCCTCATACGAAACCTTTTTCAACTCCGCAAGAGGATGGGTGTCGCGCATGATGGCATACACGTTAAAAGGAATGCACGGCTGCGACTCGATGCCTTCGTGGCTATAAGCCATATTCATAGTAAAGGCAAGGTCTAACATGTGTGCCCGAAGCGATTGGTTCAAAAGGTGCGCCTTCGTAAAATCGGCATTGATGCGCACATTAGGGTAGCGCTCCATGAAGATGAGTGCAGCCATGCGGATATATGGCGCAATAAATGAGCCTACGCCTATTCGCAATTCGCCGGTCATGCAATTATTGAGCGCGCGTATCTGCTCCTTGCAATCGTCGGTCTGCTTCAGTATTTCTTTCGCACGAGGCAATAAAGCTTCTCCACTTTCCGTAAGCATCATGCCGTGGGATGTGCGGATCAGCAACTTGCATCCAAACTCGTCCTCCAAAAGTCGGACATGCTGGCTAACCGCCGATTGTGTTACGCAACATCGGGAGGCAGCAATACTAAACGATTTCGTTTCGGCCACAAAGACAAAAGAACGTAAATGACGTAGCTCCATATAAGATGATTTTTAGTCGGTCTATGTTTCCATTTTTCTATAAAAAGTGGTTTCTAATGGCAAAATTAGAAAGAAAAGAAACGTTTTGCTATTAAATGGGATTAAAAATGCTAATTCTAAAATAAAAATATCAGAACACTAATCATCACACAACAAAAAACCCATACCAAAACCTTTATGCGAAGGTTTGGTATGGGATGATTGTATGACCCTAAAAATTGATTTGGAGCGATTAAGTCTTTCTCTTCGTTGCTTTTGCCGAGTCCCCCTCTTCGCTTTCGCTGAAAAAAGCCGGCTTTACATCGTCGAGTGCTTGCGTAGCGATATTGCTTTCGCTCTGAGTGTCAATATCGCTTACTCTTTTTTTGAAGCGAGAAGCGAGTCCCAACCTTTCTCGTCCGTAGGCTCTGTGACGTAGAGGTTCGGATAATACACAGGAGAGAGCTTAGCTTCGTAAGTGGTGATACGGTCGTCGCTGGCTGCTGCACCTGTGTCGGTAGTGATTGCACCTGAGTCAAACTTCACCTTACGGCTCGGATCGTAGATAATCTGCGAAACATCATCATCCTTAGCGATGATGAAAATGTCGTTGTTGTTGATTGCACGAGCCAACTTACCTGCTGCAGGATTTACGGAGTCTACCACGAAAGTACAGGTGAGCTCAAAACCTTTGCGACGACCAAGCGATGATCCCTTGATCTGCTGCTTCTCGTCAGCACACTGCACCTTATACAAACCCTTTCCCGCTGCGAAGGCAGGCGTTGAATAACTGTTATCGGTTGCAACAAGAGGAGCTGTGAGCTCACTCTTCAGTCCGATGTAAATATCGGTGCCAAGACCTGCGAGGTTCTCCAGGCACTCGTCTTCGTTGAGCACATCAACGAGCTGTGGACATGTTACTGATCCCATAATATTTAACGTTTTTGTGTTGTTGTTTGAAAAAGAAGGGCGACGGGGTAGCAGATTCCGTCAGGTCAGCCGCGACCGTCGCCCTGAAAATATAGAGTGAAAGAAGATCCGTTAAGGATTAGCCGTTCTTCTTGAAGAAGGCGGTCAGGCCCATGCTCATGCCAGTAGCAGTAAGCTGGATCTTCTTCTCGGTAGAACCGGTGTTCCAGTTTACAAACTTGTAGTTTGTGCCGTCAGTTGCCTCAAGCGAGATAATCTGATTTACAGAAGTCTCGATTGGACCCTTGTAGGGAGCACCATTCACCTTCATTGTTCCGTCGATGTTGCCAGCGTCCTGAGCGTTGGCCTTTGCGAGAGTAACAACGAGGTTAGAGTTGGTGTAATCACCAGCTACGAGCTCGGAAGAAGAGAGGCTTCCGTCTGACATACAGAAGGCATACTTGAATGGGTTCTTAATACCAGCACCCTGGATTGACTGAATCTGGAACTGGATGTCGCGCATGTCGTCATCGGTACCAACCTTCACACCGACATAAGTCTGGTTGCTCTCGGTGTCAACACCGTAAACAAAGTTCTTGTCGATAGTAGCGTACATGCGGTCGCCCTCGCCGAAGTCGGCAACAGGACAAAGAGTAACGCGAGACAGTCCTGGGAGTTTGAAGTTGCCGCCCACTTCATAGTCAACCTTGAAGTTGCCATGGAACATGTTGGCATAACCGGCTGCGATGTACTGTGCTGTGAGCTCACTCATGTAGACACGAGTGTTGGCCTTACGCAGACGAGCGTCCCACTTCATGTGCCATGCCAAGAAATTGGCATAAGGAGTTGAGTCGTTGTTGTCGGCAGGAGCTGAGATAGCCTCGCAAGAAACGAGGTTGCCGTTAGCCTCTGAGATAAGACCGTCCTCGATGTCGTGCTTGATGCAAGTGTGGAAGCCATCGTAGAGAGCCATGGCCTGATCGTGGGCAGGTACGTTCTCACCACCCTTGTCGAGGTCGATGTCACCATTCCACAAGTTAGCAGTAAGGTTGTCGGCATAGTTGCGAAGGACAGCCTCTGTTGCCGCTGCTGAGAGAGGGTACTGACCCTGGGCATCGGTGCCGAATACTGTCTCACAGTACTTGTCAATGTTGTCGGTGAAGTGATCCCACGAGAGCTTCACGGTAAGTGTGCGCTCCTTGAGGAATCCTGCCTCGCTGTTTACCTTTGTGTGAACGTCCTTACGACGGGTGGTGCCACCCTTGCGAAGAAGGATGTGGAAAGTGCGCTTGTACTGAACACCAGATACGATGTCAATACCAAGGCGGTCCATCTCTTCTGCATCAGTATAGCCAGGACCCATGAGGATTTCCTTGCTCACCTGCTCGGCTACATGCTGAAGCGCATCCTTGCCGATAAAATCTTTTGGAAGTGTTGCCATAATCGTTTGTGTGTTTGTGTTGTTGTTAAATCTTTGTGTTGTTTGTGTTGGTTGAGGGAAGGAGGTTACTCCTCTCCACGCTTGAAACGCTCGAAGGCTGCCTTGCGCTCGGCGTTAGTCTTGTACTTGCTTGGATCGAACGAGCGCAATGTCTGCACCTTCACTCCCTCGCCATTGTTCTCAGGAGCCTCGCCGCTGTTCAGCTCTTCGCCAGCCTCATTGGTGAGGGCAGCAATCTGAGCCTGCTTGTCGGCAATGGTCTGCTCGGCTGTGGCGAGTGCGTCCTTTGCGCCCTGCAGATTAGCCTCGGTCTCAGTCTTAGCTGCTGTGAGGTCGGCAATCTCCTTGTCCTTTGCCTCGGCGAGAGCTTTCATTTCGTCGTCCTTCTTGGCAAGAGCCTCGGTGTGCTGGGCATTAAGGTCGCTCAGTTCTTTACTGTGAGCCTCCTTGGCTTGTGCGAGTGCGTTCTCCGCGACTTTCTTGGCTTCGTTGGCTGCGGTTAATTGGGCAGAAACATCGTCAAACTTACCCTGCAATTCAGCAAGGGTAGTCTCTGCCGTGGTGACTTTCTGCTCGGCATCAGTCACCTTCTGCTCGGCTTCCTTCATGTGGGCTTCAAGAGAGTCGAGAAGCGAGGCGTTCATATACGCGCCCTCTTCCGTAACGGCAATCTCGCCAGCCTGCAGTCCGCAAGCAGAGCAAATAAGAGGATAATTCTCCATATTGATATTGGTGTTTGTGTTGGTAGCTTCGGGCTCGTTCTGAGGGTCCTCATCGGGATTGGGATCGGGCTCAACGACCTCCTCACGCTTGATGGGCTGCTCACGTCCATCATACAAGGCAAAGGCACGCTGCACCACCTCCATGAAGGTTGACTGGCCATCCACGAGAATGCCTGTTACATCCTCGGCGTAGAAAAGCTTTCCATGCAGATGCTCGTCGGTAGCATTGGGGCAAGCCTTCTTTACGTCGGCACGAAACTCAACGCCCAGTTCAGCAAGAACCTTGATAAGCTCCTCATCATTTGCATCGTTGGCAATATCACGGTAAGCGCGGTTCTTGTCGAACGACTCAGGATCATAGAGCTCGTGATAAGTTTCGTTGGTAAATTTGTGGGTGCTTCCATTGGCCTCGGTATAAAAAGCGGCCATAACGCCTATGCCGCCTATCTCGTTCTTGGGATGCATGTAGTAACGCTCGTCGCAAAGAGAAGCAAGGTACATTCCGGCAGAAGCACACAGGCCATCAACAAAAGCGATAACCGGCTGTCCCAAGGAACGAGCGTACTGAATGGCCTGCTCGTAATCGTTCTTGACCCATGACGAGCCACCAGGAGTGTTGATGATGAATACGTGACCACGACAAAGAGGATGATTGGCTGCTCGCATCATCATGTCGCGGTGGTCAATGGAACCATAAGAGCATCCTCCACCATTGCGAGTAATGGGGCCATCGACGGTGAGGACAGACACAAAAGGAAAAGTCTGTTCCTTCTCGCAGCCCAAAGCCCAATTAGACTTGACCTGCATGCCATCCTCCGAAATCTGATATTCCTCGGGGTAATAGATTGAACCATCGGCAGACATAGCGGTGACATATCCGCAGTTCTTCTCCGGCTTGCTGAAAACCGCATGAGTATTCAGATTATGCTCAAGCGACTTGCGAATACCATGCACGAAGTCGGGACTGATCATCCACTTTTTCTCGGTAAGTATTTCAAATAAGCCTTTCATTAGTAAAAATGTGTTTGTGTTGTTATCCTGAATACAATCAGTTTACCTGTTGCATTTACTGTAAGCAAAGGTAGGCATACCACGCGCACACAAACGGACAAAAAAACGCCACCATCCTCACGGACAGCGGCGCTCTGCAAAAAACATTCGTAAAATAATAGAAGAAGTTTTATGAGGTCTGAATGGTTATGAAATCAGACAAGCTCTTCGTCTTGATAGTAATGGTACGACTTGAACGGTCACGTTCCATCGTTGCTGTAGACGAAATGTGAAAAGTGCTGGGGAGCGTGTAGCACAAAACATAAGTGCCATCGGCCTTGCGAAGGAGAACCACATGGTCTTTTAGGCGCATATTCTTACAAATTTCTCTCACATTATCATATCCTCCAATAATATTGGCACTTATATCAAAGGTGTAAACAGCTAAGCTCCCAGGCATTTCAACCGAGCTCTTGGCTGTAATGCTGTCAGCCACCACAAAATGGTCTCCGCTGGTGGCAATATGCAAGGTAGGGTCAGAGGGGATCGTGACATTCGTCAACTCCAACACCTGCGGAACCTGCCAGGGCACCGAAATGTTCAGACCTTTCAAATCGGAAACAACCACATCGGTTATACCATCCAAAAATTCTTCTCTACATAAATCAGGTTTATTCATACCAAAGAAAAATAATAGCTATAATTTAACATATTTTACAAACCACATTAACAATCGGCAACAACAATTTTTTATATCCATTGCACTTCTTCGATAGGGTATTGAGCTTCGTCATCATCCACATATTGCATGTCAACACACGAATACGCCTTGAAAAAGCTGTGATCGGTGCGAAGCCATCGGTCAATGACGCGCCGCAGATTGTCCTTCTCCTGCCAGGTGGGCTCTATGCCATAGCGCATGAGATAACGCTCAAGCATAGCCGTTTGGCAACGGCAGACCACCCTGCCTTTCGAGGTGCAAAAGTCGAACGTAGACAAAGCCCATTCGACCAAGCTCCGCTTGAAGGCGTTGTTGAGAAGAACCACCATCTTTCGTATGCCATGGGTGTCGAGGTTCCAAGAGGACGTTACCGGGCGAACCACATCCACCACCTCGACCTCGTTGGGCAATTTGATGCAAAGGTAGTCTTCATTCTCGCTCTTGTTGTATTCCACCTTTCCGCTCAACTGCTGCACCTCCGCAAAGGTAAGGTATTCGTTGCTGTCACGACGGATGATGACGTTGCCGCCCAATGGGCTGCGTCCAGAGAGCATGTTGCGCCATTGTTGGTGGGAGAAACATTGCGAGTTGACGCAATGGGTGAGCGACTGGGCGTTGGTAAGCGAGCACAACATAGCCACGTGCTCAGGCATATATATGTTGAACACCAATGGCTCGTGCTTTTCCAACACATGCTTAGGATCACGATGCCTGAAAAACTGGCAACGGCTATAAGGCAGACGAAGATAAATGTTGGGCATAACGGCAAAATCTTATTTTTGTGGTACGTATTGGGCCATGATAACATCGGTCGCATCGAAACAATACTTCATCAGGGCATCGGTCGTATCGTTCCGCTTGTCACGTTTTACTTGCTTGTCGATCTTCGCCACCATATCTTTGTCGAGCTGGGGCAATACCGACAGGATGTTAATATACCATCCACCCATATCTGTGCGCTTCAGGCACGACTCGTCAAACGTGGGGCTCTTTCCGAAAAATTGATAGAGGCCATCTATCAGTTCCTGTGCCGTATAGCCTTTGGGAGCCGGATGCAGCTTGTGGTATTTCTCCGAATAAGTTTTCAAACGCTTACAAAGATAATCGTTGATCGAGTCGGCATATTCCATGTAGAGGTCAGCATCGGGAGAGTTTGCTTCCTTCGACCTCACATTAGAGAAAAATCCACGTAGCTGCGTAAGCACCTGCGACACCGCATCAAACTGTGAAAACTCCTGCTTGCCGTCGAACACCTCGCGCATGTCGGCCTTGATGTCGGTAACAAGACTTTCGAGCATATCCGACAAAAAAGTAAGTTTATCAAGATTGGCGACCAAGCGAGCAACCGTCTGCTTGATGTTGGGACGGGAATAATCGACGTAGTATTTCAATAGCGTTGAGAACGACATAAACTGCAACTCCTCATCCGAATGGAGATTGGCCTGCACAAATGCAGCATAGAGCGTGTCGGCCAAGCGACGGTCGTGCTGCTGAATGGTACGCACCATATTGGCAATCTCGCTGGAGCCACGACGCAAGCGGTCGGACGATTTCACCAAGCGGTTGCGCTTCTCTACGGCCTCCGAAAAATCGGGGTCGTTGAAAAGAACCTTTAGCGCCTGATCGTATTTCTCAATGGGCACATCCTTGAAGTTGAACACATAGACCGTGGGGCGGCGCATGAGGTCGGCCACCCCCTCAGTATAAGATTTTTGTTTTGCCATATTCTCGCCTATTTATCATAAGGGTCATTAAATCTATCTTTCGTCGCCATTGCCATCGATGACGTGGCGTTGCTTCCGGGAGGCCAACTTAGCAAGATTCTCCTCAGCAAGGTCTTGAAGGGTTACGCCCATCACCTCGGCAAGTCCGGACAACATCCACAATATATCGCCCATTTCCGACAAGACCAAACGGCGCTCCTCGTCGCTGTTGCTCCACGAATGCACATGGAGGATCTTCCCATCGGTGGTGCGCTCGGTGGTGGAAATGTGCAACTTGCCCTTGCGCACATCCTTGGCCACCTTGCTGTTCAGCTCACCAACCTCACCGGTGAGGTTGGTGAGCATGTAAAACAGGTTTCTACTCTCAGGCAGACATGTTACCATTGCCTTTTCCTGATATTCGTTCAAAGTGAGATTTTCCATAATTGTTATATAGTAAGATTCGTATGAATTTCTTTCAAACGCCGGTTGATGCAGGCGCGTATCTCTCCCACCACCAGTTTGGCATTGGGATGGGGCGTGCCCGTGGTGCCACGATAACGCAAGTCGATGATGGCCTTCCATTCCTCGATGCTGTAGGTATAGGCAACCATGGTATAGGTGTCGAGCGGTAGCACGCCCCGAGCGTCCTGGGGTTTCAGACCCGAGCGGAGCAACAAGCGATATGCCCAGTCGGCCACCTGACAGGGAAGCCGAAACAGGAAGCGCTGCCACCAAGAGCCATCCTCATACCAACAGGGCTGCGCTATCTGTACGCCTCCGGCCTTCTGAAAGTTGCAATAGCGTGTGCTCTGCTCGGCGATGCTATTGGGCGACGTGCGATTGAGTTCGCGCGATGTGCTGATCTGGGTTTTCACAACAAAGGTCATGCGCAGCAACCGCAAAGGCTCAAAAAAATCCTGCTTCAAGACCAACTCAATAAACTCGTCCTCGCTTACGCCATAGGGTTCAAGCGTCTCTTTGAGAGCCTCGTGCTCAAAAAGGTATTGCATATTTGTGGAAATCCACACCTTATGACCTTTGGTCACATAGTCGATGAATGGAGAAGCTGACAAAAACGACCATAAGAAGCTGGGGAATGAGCGATCGTTCCTCGCATAGAAATAGGCCGTTCCGTGACGGAACATCGAGCGATGGCCCGATTTCCAAAACGCCTTGCACCTTTCATCATCACGAGCACGAATAAAAGCTGCACGCTCATTCTCATCCGCATCCTTCGGTGGCTGCTTACCCTCACTTTTGTAGCATATACGACCCACCTTGGCAATATGCTCCATGGTGTTCCTCTGCGGCCACCAAGTGACACGCGGTTTCGTCAATCTCATAACTTGTAGTCTTTAGTTTATTGTTTAACAGATAAAACATATCTTTTGCTTAAAGATTGCTCACTATATCCACCAATGGCAAGAAAGTAAAGAGACGATCTTCGTCGTTCTCATACACATAGTCGTATGGAAACTCGATGTCAGCAACCGCTTCGTCACGCTTGATGCGCTCCTCCGACACCCCGCGCGCAAGGCGCGTTTCCTTAGAGGCAGAGATGTAAATACTGAAGATGTCGAGAGTAGGGAAGCGAGCGGTCATTTCCACCAACGATTCCGCATCGACTACATAAATGGCACGGGACGCACACTTTGCAACAGCTCGAAGCTGGTCGAGGGTTAGCCAATACTCGTAACCACCATATTGCCTATATGCCAAAAAATATGCCAACATATTCTTTCTGGGCACAACACAAGATGGCACAAAATAATGCTCTCTGCCATTTTTCTCTCCCTCGCGCATGGGGCGCGTGGTAAAGGAGCACAACACAGGAGTTTTGGTAAACCGCGACAACATCCGAGCCAAGGTGTCCTTTCCCGCTCCACTCGGGCCTGTAATGGTTATCAGTTTCATAAACAATGATTTTTGAACATTCGGCATAAGAACCGATTAACTATAAATTTCCAACATTTCATCCTTGGTGAGTGTCACACCGGCTTCTTTGCAATAAGCGAAAAAAGTGTTAGGCGTTACTTGGTTGTAAGCAGCGAACGAACGCCAAGGCTTTACAAAATCCGATTCTCTATGTCCGTGGTTAACATCGGACGGTCGAAAACGTGACACGCGCTTCCACATGTCGTAACCTTCGTTAGGGTCGATGCTATGTAACGACATTCCACATTTTAGCCAAATTTTATAATCGCCATGACCACCACAAACATTCACGCCATTGGCCTCGATCTTGCGCACAAGCACTCGTGCCTTGCGCAGCACAATGAGGGGCGAGTCATCACGCCAATAACCTATCTTTCCCGGCTGCCGGACCGAAGGGCAATCCTTGAAACGCTCCTGATATTCAACAACCGATTTGGGCAATGGCATCACCGCCATGTCGGCAACACCTTTGTAGGGCACCACTTTCTCGTTGATATAGATATGCTCTGGATCATCCCAAGATGCGAAACGCACACGCCCTATGTTAGAGCAGGCCTTATCAAGGCTTATGCCTAATGCGCGGTACTCTAAGAGCAGCGCCTTGAATTGGTCCTTATGGCGGTCGGGATAGGCCAGCCTTACCAAGCCAAAATATCCGCTACCCGAGCACGAACGCATCAGCAAGCCTATCTCTGGGCGGAATTGACACACCATACGTATGTTTTCAAAATTGCTCAGGTGGGCGTTGTCGGCCAAGTCGATGTCGATAGCCAGCCACCCTGTATGCTGCTTCAGGTGGCTCTCCCTACGGCTCACCATCACCCGTTGCCCAGGGTGTGTAAGGCTCTCATCCTCATATAAGGAGAACAGGCCACTAAGGGTAGCTCCAGGCAACATCTTCTTGGTCTCGATATATTCGGGCATCTGCTTCGCCTTACTGCCAAACTCTTGGCGCAAGGCACGAAGGCGCTGCACATACGACTTCCATCGGTCCGTCAAGCAAAAATCACGGATGGTCATCTGCTGGATGCACTCACCTGTTTCATGATCAACGAAACGGCCATAAGCATCCATCGCATTTTCATATACTGAGCAAATCTCCTCGAACATAAATCTTACTTACGATTGATTGTTGCAAATTTAATATTTAATATCGGTTTACGCAAGTTTTAATTGCATTTTTCAAATTTGAAACTCTCTTTTTAAGGTTTGTTATCATTTTCAGATTCGTTTTGATGGTATAAATCCTTTTTTGAACTTTTGGCCCACGAAATGTTCAAAGAGGACTCGAAAAGTCCATAAATCCAAAAATCATCGAAAATCAAAAAGTCCATAAATTCCCAAACTCCTATCAAAGTCCATAGGGTATCCACCTCCTGACCTCCCTTTGAATTTTTCAAAAAGCCATTTAACTTTCTGATTTTCCGCATCTTACCTATCAAAAGTTTATAAATGGGGATTTTTTTTAATAATATTACGTGAGAAAAGAATAAAAAAAGAAAGAAGAATATAGTAGAATAGGTGTTTTTTACGCCATTCCACGTCCTCTGTTTGCCTCTTATCTCACATGCAAATATCTTAGTATCAATTATTTACGCAATAGGCGTTAATGCTACTAACTTCTTTATTAGGGTTAGGGATTTTAGAAATAGGTAGAAAAAAAGAATTGGCGAAATTTATATATAGTAGTAGCGTGATTTAGTAGATTTTTGGACTTTTAACCAGTAGATTTTATGTAATGTCCGTGATTTTTAAGGAGTTATGCGAGTTTGCAGTTTTGGACTTTGGGGGACGAGAGTTTATTCTTGGGCAAGCAGACGGGAATAAGCACGCTCCAAGAAACAGAGAAGGCCGCCACACCTTACGGCGAGACGGCCCGATATATGATTTGCCATACACCACGTGGTGGTAGCATGACAAAAACGCTATTTTCGCTTCATAAACTGGTTGGCCTTCGTCATGCTGTCATAGAGATTTCCACGGCCATACATGTCGATACGCGCCTCAATGGGCTCATTCAGGCGTTGCATGAGCGTGCCGATGGCTTGCAGGAGCGCGAGGTTTGTATCGGCTTGGGAAACGCCCACATCGTTAGGTGTGGGCGTGCCTGATGCGATTGTAGAGGACGATTCGGCCACATTACCAGCGTCGTAAGCCCGACGGCCCGAATAGTTGCGGTCGTAGTTGACGAGGGCTTTCAATAGTTGCGGATTGTTCATCATCATTGCTTGTGTGGTCTCACGACCAATTACCAACTCGGGGCCATTCTCGGCTACTAAGGACGGTTGACCGTTGATGGTGGTGGCGGTAGGCTGCGTAAGAAGCGATACGCCCTGATGGGGCTTGTCATCATCGGCTGCCCAATAGAGGCTACCATCATTACCGACAAACGGGCGGAGGTCTTGCACGTTACCGGAGTCGTAGGTGAGCATGCCGGATGTGACCTTAAAGTTGCGCTTGGTATCGTTATTGTTCTTATTGCCACCGAAAGCATTGCTCAGGGCACCCTTTGCGAGCGACAACAAACCGCCAAGCACAGCGCCTATTACAGCTATGAGAGGAATACCCCACCAACCAAGCTCACCAATAGTTTTTGCGGCACCTGCTGCTGTACCAGCAGCCACCTCAACACCAGCTTCAGTAACAGCGGTCGTAGCATTCTCGGAAGCGGCTACCTGCTTTGACGTAACCAGTTCCTGCTCAGACGTAGCCATAAGCGAGTTATATAACTTCGTCATCACCCACTGAGTGAGTTTCTGCTGTACGTATTCGCCCGTGAGGTCGATGAACGAGCTGATCATGCTTTTGGTAGCATCCTTTACCGACTTACTTTCATCGGTCAAAGCATCGCCAAGAGCCGACCCGTACTCCTCGATGGGCTTATACCATTTCATCTGCGCTTCGGCTGTAGCCTTAGCCTTTGCTGCAACAGAATCCATGATAGCATCATGAGCATCAGCAATCTGCTTTGCTGCTGAAATCTTCTGCTCATCAGAAGCGCCGTGTGCCTCTATATACTTATAATACTCCTTTGCAAGGTCGAATTTCAATTTTAGGAGAGCTAACTCTGGGTCGGTAGCCTCCGTTTGCTCCCAAGGAAGGATAGTGTCGCCCTTTGCTCCGAAAGAATATTGGCGTGACGTCTCCTTGTTTTGCTTGCTTTGATAATCTACAGTGGCTTGCATCTGTTTCTGAGTGGCATCTTTCGACCATCCGTAATCATTCAGCTTCTTGCGCTCGTCATCTCTCTTCTTGCTTGCCGACTCGTATTCGTCGTTGTACTTTATCAGTTCGAGATAGAGGGCCTTGAGATCTTGCACCGTGAGTTTTGAAAAATCGAAGCCATCATTGGCTACAGACAGGAATTGGAGGAACTGATTCTTAAATGCCTCGCTTTCAGGATTGAGACTATATAATACGGTAATAAACTCGCGTGCCTTAGTAGTCAGCTTATCAAAAGCTGTATTCATCTTTTCAAGACCTTCGGGAGAGTCGGTACGAATACCCGTGGCTGGCTGCAGGAAACCTAAGCGGTCGAAATTGCTACGGGTGTCGCGGTCAACAGCACCTGTATAGTCATGCTCGTTCAAAATCTTCTGTATCTCGCGCTGACGGGCAAGCAACTTCTCTGCTGCCTCGCGCAATTCCTTAGAGCCATTGGCAAAGAGCTGGTCGAGCAATGCGCCGAGGTTTTCTGCGAGAGTCTTATTGTTTTCGCGAGAGAGGTCGCCGGACAGTTTAGTGAACAATTTATGAAGTTCGCCAATATCTGCCTTGCCTATAGACTCAAGCAATTTCTTAGAAGTCTCATCGTCGAAAACCATCACATCCTCGTCCATGTGCTGATAGAACTTCTGCCAGCCATCATCAAGAGTGGCAATAGACTGACTGGCAGCACCCAAGGCTTTATCCAGTTTCGACTGAAGATAGTCCATCTGCTCTTTTTGCTGGCCCTCGCTAACCTTCTCTCCATCGGCGTTCATCTGAGCCACCCATTCCAGGTATTTGCGCATCTGCTCTTCGTAGAAAGCCTTGATGTTGGCGATAAGCGCATTGGCACGAGTCTTTACCTTCTGTTCCTCCTGATTGGCTGTATTATCGGTTTTCGGGGTATTTTTTCCACCACCGGAGCCGCCTTTGCCTCCACCACCTCCACCAAGGTCTTCGTTTGCGGAAGTATCTACAGCCTTCAGATAATCATTAATCTCATCCTGAACATTAGCAAACTTATTTTTGATACCAGCGAAGACATTATTGGCAGAACGAACCTGTCGGATATAGCGAAGCGCACGGAAAAGGCGCTGGTCTGCGATAGGCAAATCCTCGTATTCTACGTACTGATGTAACATACCATTACCAAGGGTATCTTTACGCACCTTTCCTATCTGCGCTGAACTTCTACCCTCTTTTTCAGAAGCTAAAACCCTTGCAACATTTTTAGAGCCATATCTTCGTGCAAGGTCTGCGATAATCGTACCCATATTCTTGTTGCGATTATCCTCTTCATATCCCTTCAAAACATCAGTACCGAAGCCCTTTGGTGCTACCTTCCCGTAAGCATCAAGTTTATCCAGACTCCAACCGATACGAGTTTTGTAATGCTTTTGAATATCATCTTCCTGCATCTGGAGGTATATCTTGCCACGGATAGCTTTCGCTGCCAGACGATAGGATTCTGCAAGATTCTGCACCATACCGTTCTCGTCTTTGAGTTTCTTGAAGTACATGCCGAATTTATCAACATAAGTCTTCATGGCCGCCTGGTATTCGTTAGAACCTTTCTTGGCTCGTTTGATAGCTCCATAATAAGCATCGAGTTCTGCAACGGCGTGGTTCGCTGCCGACCGGACCCCCTGAAAAGAACGATTGAACCTTTGAACGGAAGAAGATGCCTCATTGGTCTTTTTTACTAAATCATAAATTGCGACACCTAATGACGTTACCACGGATATAACCAATCCTATGATATTGGTCTTCATGGCAAGACTCAACTGCTTCCAGGAGACGATAAGGCGAAGCGTTGCAATATGACTACCCATTATTGCCTGCGTAAGCAATGTGAAAAAGCCAACAATACTGGAACCTTTAATGCCTATCATTAACGGAATCAACTTAGAGAACGCCATTACCAAACCTCGTGTACCCAGGTATGCCAACAGTCCGGGCAATACAAATAGCAGTGCCTCGACAGCCTTCTTCAGTTCCCAAAAAAGTATCTGCACGGACGTTAAAAATGGCTTGGATTGTGTCAATTCCTTTGAAAAATTATACCATACCTTCGCCATCTCCTTAACGGCATCGATACCATCCGGGGTGACAAAAGCCTTCTCCCACATGTTGTTGGCACGTTCGAGAATAGCCTGTGCCGTTTGCTGCTGGATTTTATATTCCTTGGTAACGGCAGTACCTTCTCGATATGCTTCGCTGGACTCCTTCAGGTGGCTTTTCAGCACGCCGATATTCTGAGCCATAGTTACTACTACACTCTTCAACCGCTGACCGTCGGAACCAAATTCCTTGAAATATTCATCCATAGAACTCAGGTTCTTGTCGCTCACGTTTTCAAGAACCTTCACCAGGGCTTGCATCGTCTGACCCTTACTCATCATATCCTTCAGGGAGTCTTCCTGCATACCCAGCATTTTCTCTATATCGTGATAGTTAGTCCACAAGCTGGTAATCAATTTTCCGAATGCGGTAGATGCTACTTCAGGCATCAACATCAAAGAGTCGCTGGCAGAAGCAAGACCTAAAAGCTGGTCACTCGTGATATGCGCAGACTTAGAAAGACCGGTCAGTCGCTTGGCAAACTCCAGAATATTGCCACCATTAGCAGTAGATGTAGAAGCCAGTTTGAAGATAGAACTTGAAACTGAGTCAAAAGCCTCGCTGATATTGCCGCCATGTTTCTCCACCTCACCCATCGTTTCTACGAATTTGGAGAGAGTCAGCATCGCGTCGTCACCGAGATCCTCTTTCAGTGCTACATTTACACGGTCACTTGCCTGTGCAAATTCCGCCAAACCTTGCACGCCATACTTTCCCATGCCCATACGGGAACCGACATAGGCAAGCTGGGCTAGTCCTTCAAGGCTGGTTCGGGAATCCATCTTCGAGAGCTTGTTAGACAACTCTTCTACGTCTTTCATAGACCAGTTAGTTACCTTGCGGACGTTGGCCAAGGAATCGGAATACTTGAAATTAAGATTAATAACATCAGTTATCTTCTGCTTAATCATGTTGAATGCACCAAACAGACCCACGTAGGCAACAAGATTTTTCGCTGCCGTACTCCATGCACTACCATGTTTGTTAACCGCACCCGTCAGCTTGTCAATCTGTGCCTGTAAGGTTCTTACGTCCTGCTGACGCTTCTTCAGGTTCGGATCGTTCTCAAAAGTCTTACCGAGTTCGCTCTTGGCAGCTACGAGCGCACGGCGAAGTTCCTTCAGGGATGTATTAGAAAGGTTACTGATAGCCTTTCTTACACGCTCTGAGTTTGTAATATTCTGCGTCACAGCAGAGTTGTAGGAAACAAGCTCTTTCTCCAGTTTCTTAAACTCCTTCTGCCCCTGCTTCGTGGTTGTATCGAGCTCCTGCATCTTCTGCTTGATAGCATCAATGCGCTGCTGCAACTCGTCCATCACCTTCTTGGCGACGGCGGCATTGGCAGTAATAACGATTTGAGTTTTCTTTGCTGTAGCCATATTTAGTGTGTTTGTGTTGTCGTTATAAAATCTTTATCGGACTTGCTTCCTCGAAAGTGTTTATCAGTTTCACCTCACCCTCATAGCCGTAGAAATCCACCAGATAGTTGGCTATGCGCTGCTGAAGGTGGCGAAGCTCCATCATGATGGCAGGACGTTGCGACTTGCCCGACTTGCGGTCCCACTTGCTGACGTATCGCGTTTGGAAACGAGCCTTCTTGCCCGACTCTACGTCCTCGTATGTTGTTCCTTGACCTACGCCCATATCCACAAAGCGCAGATAGTCGTTGAAATGGAAAGCCATCGTCACCTTGCCTCCTTCTCCGGCTTCGATGATTCTTCCGGCAAACGATTTTGCACCCTCGCCAGTTGAGTACCACTGACCCATTTCCTTGCGCTTCTGGTTGACGACAGCATATCCGTTATACACCTCCTTGGGATAGATACACTGCGTCATGGTGTTCACCTCAAGCTGATTGATGGTCTGCTGGAAGAAGAGAGCCGCTACCCTATTGAAGGGGAACATCGGGTTTTTGATTGGTTTACCCATATCGCATATATTATTAAAAGGTTAGGGTTCTTTCGGCACGATATATTTGCCGTTACTGCCACACGCGAAGTTGTAGAGCGGTTGTAGGCTCTTCCAGTCCAAGCCCACCACGAGCCATTGACCATTATAGAGTTCGCTTATCAACCCGAAGGAGATAGAGCTGGTGTCGATGCTCTGCAGCTCCGCCATCACCACGGCATCATCGGCAAACGACCGCTTTGTGACGGGACAACGGCCTGTGCGCTTCACCTCGATAAGCCAAGCAATAAGGTCTTTGCAATAGTCGGTAAGGTCGTTGGCCGTTCGCTCCATCTTCGCCCCATCGTAACGGCCAAGCGTCTGGGGCGTGTCCTTCACCTTGGCGAGGAACCACACCTGGTGCGATACCACCGCCTTGCGTGCGTCAACAAGCTCGCCGGTGGTCATCACGCTTTGAAGCATACAGGGCGAATGGATGATATTTGCGTTGCGCGAGAAGATGTTCTCAAGGTCGATATAGCGGATGCGAAAGAAACTCTGGTCTTCCAAGCGTCCGCTCTCCGGATGATGCGACAAAGGGCGATAGATGCTCGCCCAATGTTCGAGAATATTGCTTATTGTCATAATATTGCTATTTCTTTAAGAACTACGAATTACGCTAATGATACGAAGACAAGTGCTTATTCCTTCGTAGCATCCGATGTTTCCGAAGTCTCCGCTTCCTCCTCGTCCCTCATCAGCTCTTTCAGCTTCACGTTGAAGTGTCGCTCGGTCTTATCGGCCACAATCTTTTGCAGCACGCGGGCCCACGCCGCCCCATTGCATGTGCTCTCGTTTTCGAGTATGCTGACGAACTGCACGAGACAGTACATGGCGGTCAGCTGGTTGGCGAGGTGAGTGTTCATATAGCCGAGAATGTTGCGGTCGAGATACGAGGCGAGGCAGATGCACATGATGAGCACCGAGAACGTCCACACCATCTTCGCCATCTTCTTGGAGCGCAACTTGCCGTCCATCTTGCACTTGGGGTTGCGCTTGATGGCCTCACGGTATCGGGCGTAAATACGGCGGTTGCATCGCCAAGCCGTGTAGCAGTCGATGATGAGGGCGAAAAAACAAACCGTAATAAAATTGATAGAAGGCTCGATATGGCACCAAAGCAAACCGAGCACAGCGGCGATTACTCGCGAAAGATAATAAGGATTCTGCATGTTGTTAGTATTTTGTGTTGTTGTTATCCTGTTGTTTATAGCGCAAATATAGGAAGAATAAACAGGAGGAAACGGACATAAACAAGGAGGGGCGCGAGCGGGGTTGTCCATACGGGGGAGGAAAAACAAAGTAACTTTACCAAGAGAAATAACAAATAAACGATGACATGTCAGGACTTACAGAAAATACGCTTGCCCGCATCGACAAATGGTTAAGCTATGGCACCAGTATGGAGGCAGCGTTCCCAAAGTTGGAACAACGCTACCGCATGCAGGTGTGCTCCGAGTTTTACCAGCGGTGGGTGCAAAACAACGACATCGACCCACGTACCGTGTGCCGAAATATCGCAAGGCGCGACTATGAATTGTACTTTAACCAAGCTGCCCAGGGCAACCGTAAATCGCAGGCTTATGTGTTGGCCTTAAAGATAACGATCGACGATGAGGGGAACATCTGCCCACGCACCGTGACCGAAATCAACAACGATGTGCTGGTATGCAACCACCTCATTCGGTTCTTCCAAACCGATGAGAGCCCACGCCACAAAGCTATGTTCCTTAGTGCCGCCGAATTTCTCATACGCACAGGCAAACAACAAAACAACGATCGGGCCGTAGCGAAGGGCATGGAAGCCTTGGCGAAGGTGTATAAGGACTTCGACGAAGAGCGCGACGCTACGGAAGAGATGCCAGACATGAGTCGCATTGCCATCACGCAGGACGTAAGCATCGTGAAGCGCGACCGCATCAACTATACCGATGAGGAGAAGGCACGCATGGCACGCAAATACGGACTTACCACCAAAGACCTCCAAGAAATCGAGGATGAGGAATTGTTGGGAAGGAAGAAAGAAGATGAACCCGACTACTTCGAGTATATGGAAGCAGCCACTAACGAGCCCAACAAGAAGCAAAGTAAGGAAATGGATTTTTCAACCGAGGAGGAACCTTTCAAAGCAGAAGATGATGAAGAATAAATATCAACATTAGCCAAACATGATAACCAAAGAATTACAAACCAAAATCGACCGCTCCATTCGGTTGCTCCAAAGCGTACAAAAGGGCTACGAGGGCGAGATAGAGGTAGCCTATTCGGGCGGCAAAGACTCAGACGTTATTTTGCAGCTCGCCAAGGAAGCAGGCATCCGCTACCGAGCTATCTACAAAAACACCACCATCGATCCACCCGGCACGATAGCCCACGTTAAGCGGATGGGCGTAGAGATCCGACGGCCTAAAAATACTTTTTTTCAAATCATAGCGAAAAAAGGAATCCCTAATCGCTTCAATCGCTTTTGTTGCAGCGAACTGAAAGAATACAAAATTCTCGACAAGAGCATCATTGGCGTAAGAAAAGAAGAAAGTGCAAAACGCAACAAATTATATAACGAGCCAACGGCTTGCCATTGGTACGGCAAGAAAACTGAGGAAAACCATGTAGAACACATCTACCCTATCCTTGATTGGACGAGAGAGGATATTTTGGCGTATATCGAGGACCGCAAGATACAACTCGCCCCTATCTATTATGAAAGTGGGGGGGGCAAATCAATATACAGAAGCGTCTCGGTTGCATGGGATGCCCATTGGCCTCGAACCGTCAACGCCTCCTCGTCTTCCAGGAAAGGCCACGTCTGGTTAAATGCTACATTCGGGCTGCACAAATTTTCCTTGATGAGCATCCACATGCAAAGACTACAAAACGCTACGCTAACGCTTACGAATATTTTGCACGCGATCTATTCTATCCTTTGGAAAAGGATTGGCAAATGGCTAACAATTCCTTGTTTGGAAAACCCAACTGGAAGGATTTCCTCGAGAATGTGTTCGGCATAGATTTGACAATATAACAGCACAACAATTCAAAAAGTAAACGCTATGATAGTAATCAAAATTAAAACATGGAAGGACTGGAAGAAGGACTTCATCGATTGGGTACGAGAGCCACGACGGAAGACTTGCAAGGAATATGTGGACTACATGGAGGTTTTACAAAAACAGACGCTCTACAGAATAATAGAGGGCACTTGTGATAAATACAACAATATGCGTGAGGATCAAATCAAAGACATCACCGAAGCTGTTGAAAAATACGTGGCTGCTTGTGCTGAAGAAACTCGCAAGCTCATCGACAAAAGTCAGCCCGCAAAATTCTTATAAGGCTGCAACTTTCATTACAAGCAACAAAACTCTACGAAACATGAATAATAACGTAAAAAGAAAGGACTGGGTAGGCGGCTCAGCTGCTGTTTTCAAGACGTTGGGCGCAAGCAACCATACGGACGCGGACAGACAGCGGGAGGATTACTATGCCACAGAGCCGAAAGCGACGGAATGGCTGTGCAAGCTGGAGCGGTTTGAGGGCAGGATTCTTGAGCCGTCGTGTGGCGAGGGTCACATGAGTCGGGTGTTGGAGGCAGCAGGGTATGACGTGGTGAGCCGCGACCTTGTAGATAGAGGGTACGGTGAGGTGTCAGACTTTCTCGCAATAGACAACTTGGCGTGGGACGGCAACATCGTTACCAATCCTCCCTACAAATATGCGCAGCAGTTTGTGGAGAAGGCTCTGAGCATCATCCCAAAAGGAAAGAAGGTGGCGATGTTCCTGAAGCTGACTTTTCTCGAAGGCAAGGCCCGACGCGCTCTCTTCCGTTCTACCCCCCCCATTCGTGTTTGGGTAAGTTCGTCGCGACTGAAATGCGCTATGAACGGAGACTTCGACAAGTACGTCAGCAGCGCAGCGGCATACGCATGGTTCGTGTGGGAAAAAGGGTATAAAGGTGAGACAACTGTAAAATGGTTTAACTAATAATTTTACAAAACAACAAAGCATGATAGAACTGAATAAGATATATAACGAAGACAGCCTGGAAGGGATGAAACGGATCCCTGACGGGAGCGTGGATTGCATTGTGTGCGATTTGCCGTATGGTACTACTGTTTGCAAATGGGACTCTATAATTCCCTTTGAGCCTCTTTGGAAACAATATCTCAGAATAGCAAAAGAAAATGCAGCCTTTGTCTTTTTTGCCGGCGAGCCATTCACAAGCCAGTTAATTATGTCTAACATAAAAATATTCCGTCAGAAACTTACATGGCTAAAAACAAGACCCACCAATGTAATGAACGCAAAAAAGCAATTCATGAATTGGACCGAGGATATTTGCATATTCTATCGTAAACTGCCTGTCTTTAATCCACAAATGAGAACCAACGGCCAGTTTACAGGCAAAAAAAATTCAGCACTTAAACGAGAGCCGAAAAAGAGGAGTTCATAATGGTTATCAAGAAAAAGAAGGATATATCCATGAAAGTAATGGTGGATTGTTTTATCCGAAAACGGTGTTAGAATATTCAAATGTTCATCATACCCAAGACAGCCACTTTCATCCCACCCAAAAGCCCGTAGCTCTCATTCAGTACCTCATCCGCACCTACTCCAACGAGGGCGACACCATCTTAGACAACTGCATGGGTAGCGGCACCACCGCCATAGCGGCCATCCGCGAGAAGCGCAACTTCATCGGCTTCGAGCTCAACAAGGAGTATTACGACAAGGCTTGCAAGCGCATCAAAATGGAACTGGCGAAGCCTACCCTCTTCTGACAACACAACCGACAACAACACAAAACAACACATGAGTAACAACCGACACAAATACTTTAACAAGGTTCCACCGTTCAAGCCGGACCCGGAACACTACACACGCAAACAACATTCGTGGAAAGCGAAGGCTGCCTACGATACGGAAGATGAAGCGTGGGAATACCTGCAACAGAACCAAAAACTAAAGGTGCAAGGCAATACGGCATATAGGTGCCGAACATGTCAGAAATGGCATGTGGGACATCTGACAAGCAAAAAGAGATAAAAACAATACAAGACCATGCAACAGGCACACCTCATTTACCTTACTAAGTTTCAGCAACAATCGCTATACATGGGAGCCAAAGACGAGCGAGTGATTGCTGCACGCCGTACAGGTAAGACCGACGGCCACGTGGCTCCCTACGTATGGACTGTGAGCAACTCCATGCCGGGCATGCTCGGCGCATGGGTGGCTGTGAGCCGTCAGCAAGGATTCGGTAAGACCATCCCCGGTACCATGGCAGCCATGGAGCGTATGTTCGGATTTACACAAGGCATACACTTCGGTTGGGGGCGACCGCCAAAGCATGCCCGCGAGAGCATATTCAAGCCTAAGAACTACGACAACTACATTTGGTTTGCCAATGGGTCCGGATGGGTGCTTATATCACTCTCGCAGACCGCCTCTGCCAACTCTTACACGTTCTCGGCAATGGTGGGCGACGAGGCCAGGTTCTTCCCCTATAAAAAAGTGACGGATGAACTGATGCCAGCTCTTTCGGGACAGACCCACCCATTAGGAAACATCAATTTCTCCGACTACAACCCATGGTACAAATCTACCCGTTTCCTTTCTGACTCCTCACTTACCACCAAAGGCTCGTGGCTTGAGAAAGAAGAAGAAAAATTGGACTTAACCGTAGAGGATGGACCGTTCAAGGGAAAGACAAACCGATGGGTGCAAGAGCAATTGGAAGATTACGCCAACAAGGTTATAAGATATAACGACCTTCTTTATAACTCCAAGAAGACAGGCCATTCGGTACATGTGGTATCGGCAGACCTGCGCACGATGATCCGTGCCGTGGCGTTAAAGATGATGAACCATGAAGGCCAATTCCGCATTATGCCCAACCACGGCAAGCACGTCACAAAAGGCATGGTGACAATGGCCGTAAACTACAAGCTCGTTCCACAAGCGGATGCAGAGCTAATTTTCGACTACGAGTACCTGATTACGCCCGAAGAGGATTTTGAGATGCAGATGTTCATGCGCTCAAAGAAATTCTCGGAAGGTTACCTCAGAGAACTGCGTCGTGTGGCTTTCGTGGTACGCCGGGCATCATCGCTCGACAATGTGGATATTTTGGGTGAAAGCTACATCCGTCAGATGAAGCGCGACCTTCCCAACTACACGTTCATGGTCTCGATCATGAACGAGAAAATACAAAAGTCGAACGATGGCTTTTACTCCAATCTCGACATAGACCACGTACATGGTTATATCCCCGATGAGATAGACCCGCTCGAAACCGCAAAGTTCTCCACTCAGAAAGCTACGGGCATCATCGAAGGAAAACGCATCACAAGTGAGAGTTACCAGCCCGACTTCAAAGAGCTTGCCGAGCGAAACGACTGCCGGATGGACTCCGACTGCATCAACTCCCTTCCTTTGTATATAGCCCTCGACTACAACGCCAACATCAACACATTGGTGGTAGGCCAGGGGTACCCCCGTGACGGGATGGAATGTTTGAATGTCATCAAGAGCTTTTATGCGAAGAATGAGCGAAAGTTACGTGAACTCATATCCGACTTCTCAGATTACTACGCACCCAAGCGAGCCATCAACCGCGACGTGACCTATTTCTATGATTCCACAGCCAAGCAAGGCGCTTCCTATGCGTCAACCAACGAGCGGTTCTACATGACCGTGATTGAAGAGTTGGAAAAACGAGGGTGGAAAGTTACCGCCATTGACATGGGCGCTCCCGAAAAGCACGAGGTGAAGCACAAGATCATCAACGATGGTTTGGCACACCTCTCCTCCCCTGCCATTCGCATCAACCAAATCAACAATCCTGACCTTATCATCGCTATGCAACTCTGTGAGGTGCAAATATCTTATAAGGGTTTCCACAAGGATAAATCAGGCGAGAAAAAGCCTGAGAGCGAAGACACGCTCCCACTCCAGCAACGAACCGACTTTACGGATGCCTTCGACACCTTATATCTCGGCTACAAGCTATTCAGATGTAGTGGTGGATGGATGGTTATGCCGAGCGGCAGATAAACGGGAGAGTGCAAAAGTGCCCCCACCCTACCCCAATAATAACATGGGTCCCATCCGCCTTTTCCGACAAGGCGGATGGGGGGCATGTGGAATATTTTATTTTAGCGAGTCAGAAGAAAGATCCGTGTTCTCTTCAATCTCAACGAATTTGCCTCTGAAAAACGTGTACCAGGCGTCACCCTTAATCTTCACTCCATCCACAAACTCCGTCTTAACACGCGTAATTATATCGCAATATTCATCATCTGTCTCATCCCATTCGGTCAGAGTTATCCAAGAGCCAACAGAAGCGCACACTTTCACTCTGTTGCCAGAGCTAACGATTACAGATCGTCTGCCTGTGCTGCGAATTTTAGTGTCATTCCCAATCGAGAAAATGGTAGAAAAATAACCACTCGAAAAGATGTCTGCAAAATTCCCAGAAGAAGTAATTCTTGCAAACTTCCCAGAAGAAACAATACTATCCAAATCTCCCAAAGATGTTATCAACGCCCGAAAACCTGACGAAGAAATTGTCGTTCCTGAACCGATTGAAACGATTCTATCGCAAAAGCCTTTTGATTCAACGTGACACAATTCGCCCATCGCCACTATCTCATCGACTGTTCCCGATGCGCCAACCTTTTTTTTAGTAAACACAGACGGAAAAGGTGGCATGACAAAAACATCGTCATAAAAAACTTGTTCTTCCATAATCTATAAATGTTTTAGTCCTCTCCGCCTGTCACATGGAGAGGAAGTTTTATCACTCATCCGTATCATCGTGTGTTAAATCAACGATGTTAAGGTTACACGCCTCGATGATGTCCTGATATAAATCCTGTTCCTCCTCACGCGCCTTAGCCTTCATTTCGGTAGCCATAGCCTTAATGGCCTTAAACTGTTCGAGTGTAAACTCATCAGCGGCAACAACTCCTTGCTTGCGAGCGATAATCTTTACCTCGTAACCGTCATAGTAGGTTCTCTTACAAGTTGCAACCAAATGGGTGTCCTTGCACATGCCAAGTACCCACTCAATCGTCTTGCAATCAGCCTCGGCCTGTGCGATTTCTTCTTTGCTTTTGCTCTGTTTCATAATCTATACTTTTATTTCTGAATTATCATCTAATCCGAAGAGTAGGTGCTGAAGTTCATGCACATACTCTAAACTCCGCAATATTAAATTTGAGCAAAGATCAACGATTCTACAATTATTGTATTGGACTACAAGTGTTACGAGATCATAGCTTTTCCAGCACATATCATCCTTCTTCTCCCACCCATTCTTCTCTAAGATTTCAGGAGTAAGAGGTATAGGGACAATATCCTTTACCCAAGCACCACTCTCGCAAAACAAATAACCGTCGTCTCCGAGATTGGTGCTTTCAACGTTCTCTAAACTAACGGTACCTTTTATCGTATTACCATTATCAAGTATTAGCGTCTTGTTGGGATCGCTTGATGTAACTCTGTAGACCACACCCTTTGCCGTTCCGATTGGCGCACCATTAGTCATTACCAGGTCACCAGGGATATATTCACACTGTTTCATTTAGTGTCTAAATATCAATTGTCTTATCTTTCTTTTCGTCTGCCAGTATGCTTTCCACATACCGCACAACCCTTTCATATTCCCTACCCGACCTTTCACTGTCGGCATAGGCTTTCTTTATCAATTCTTCGCCTGTGCCATAGAAGCATCCAACTTTCCACATGTTGTTGGAACGAGTCCATGTGAAATATCGGCCACTGCTCCAAAAGTTTTTGAAGACGATGTAATCGGAATTGCTACTAACTTTAACATTGCCAAAAATATAAGCATTACCAAAAACACAAGCATTACCAAAGACCCAGGCATTATAACTGACACAGGCATTATAACTGACACAGGAATCGCCACTGACCGAAGCTTTGCCAAAGACACGAGCATTATCATAGACACGAGAATTGTCATAGACTTTTGCTTCGTTAGAAACCCAAGCGTTACCACTAACATAAGCATTGCCGAAGACCATAGCGTCCCCATCAACCTTAGCATAGCAAGTAACTTTAGCATTACCACTGACCTTAGCATTACCACTGACATTGGCGAGGTCACAGACCTTAGAATCTCCATAGACAAAAGCACTGCCTGTATGTGACAGGTTTTCCTCACCTTCTATCCAACCACCAAGGTCTCCTGCCTTGACATCAGCGAAGTCTCTAAGAGCCTTGATTCGGTGTAATGTTCGACCACTAAACTCGATAGTGATTTCTGTTAGTTCATATTTCTTTTTCATACGCTTTACTTTTTACGATGATTATACTTCTTTATAGCATCTTTCTTAGAAGCTGCCATAATCTTAACACCTTTAATAGTGAACTCATGCTGCACTTTTGGTTGACGTTTCTGCCTATCAGAAGGTCTATAACCTTTTGGAGTATTAAATTTAATACGTGGAATCCTAAAAGGAAAATCCTCCATTTGATATTCCAATTCAGTTTGCATACCAATCATTGATAATAGTCCATTCATACACCTACTTATTTTGGCAGTAAATCATCAATATTGAGCCAACGAATAATTCTCCAGTTACTCCAAACATCTTTATTTTTATCGAAATAACTTACGTAGTATTTTCCTTTTTCATATTCCGATAGAATCGGAAAGGAACCATGGGGCTTATCACTAACAGGATGCCATAAGTCCTTCAAAAACTCATTGATAGCCCACTTAGCACCACTATAAAATTCGGATGAAATAAAGCCACACTTGTTAATAGCGGCTTCTTCTATTTTCTTATTGTCTATCATGATTACTCCTCCTTCATACCAAATGGTGTGCCATCCGGAAATGTAAGTATATTAAAGACTCTCGTGAAGTCAAGTGGATCGTCCGAGTAGGAGCCTGACAGGAACAGGTCAAAGTATTTGACCTCGGCAATACCGACACTAATGTTAAGAGGATCGCCCAAGATCCTAACCCAGCCGAAGGGATCGTGCTTCTGCACAGCCTCCCAACACTCCGCACCGTTCTTAAATGGGCGATAGGTCGGCTCGGGCTTGATACGGTATTCAAGAGGGTGCGAGAGGAAATAATCAACAGTAATTTCGTCGATGTCCGCCCAGTCTCCCTCATTAACATCTAATGTTTGGATCTGTCTACCCTCAGCAAGTGCTGTCACAAAGGGCAAAATTATTTTCGCTTCATCTCTATTCATAGTTATGATCGTTTATTGATTATTGTTTCAAAATAAAATCTGACAGGCCTATCAAAATGTTCCTCTATAAGGCCATAAGCTAACGACATGTTCACCTGAAACTTAGCAGATCCCCTTACGAGTCCTCTTGCTTGCTCAACGATCGCCTGACGGAATTGTTCTAAGCTCATACTCCCTTTACGAAAATTGCAAGCTCGGCATGACGGCATGTAGTTGGCAAGGGCATCCGCTCCCTGCTCTACAACAAATCGGCCTTGCGAAGCATCAAAATGAGGATAAAGACCACGGTTCTTAGCGACAACATGGTCTACTTGCATTTCATCATATCTGATAGGCTTTCCGCAATAAGCACAATGCCAATCAAACATTTGATAAACCTTTTGTCTTTCTGACTTATTCATATTTATTATCATCATTCATCTTTTTACGAAGGTATTCCTCAAAATCATCAAGAAGATTACACCAGAACATTAAAACCCTCATTAAAAAGAGTGCCGCTAAAAAAACGGTGCCAAGCCACATCGTTATATAACCCAGCCACCAAAATCCATCATGTTCCATACATCAAACTGATTTTTCAGAATCCGGGTCACTTCAACATTTTATGCCGTAGACCCATGAGCCACGACTTGAGGTTGATGTAACGGTTGTTGTCGAGATTAGCGTCCCGCCACTCGGCATATTCACCGTAGGTCATACCATTCTCGATGATGCGCACCATGTCTTCTGGATTCAGCACGTCGGCTTCCTCAAAGTCACATGCACCGCCTACTTCATCACCTATCCAATACCACTTGCGACAACCATCGAAAAGCTGTTCGTTGACGAGTTCTGCCAAATTATCACAAGCCTTCTTAAACTTGCGAACAACTGAGGGAGCCTTACGGGTTTCCTTATTTCTATTCATATTAGGGAAAATTAGATTTTTATCCAACAACAATCATCCGATGTTCTCAGGATGGTCATACAGGGCAAGATCGTCGGTCCACCAATTCTGATGTATGTCCTGCACATAACGGTTCTCAACCTTGTCGAGCTTAACAACCGACAATATATCCTTTTCGTCAATATAACTATAAAAAGATTGCTGGTTCTTACGGCAAAGACGACCCACACTTAATGGACGATATTTCTCATTATACTTATAGCAAAGAGCCTTGTGGCGTTTCCGATCGGAAGCCCCCAGGATGGTGACAACATAACGATTTCCACGATGCAAGGCTGCCAAGGTATGTAAATAATCGTCCCATCCGCATAGCTTCAACGTTCCAATCGTGTGCTGGGCGAAACCAAAATAGCACTCCCATAAGTCACGACGCAACATGTACCAAAAAAAGTCTTGCTCATCATCACTCATCTGGTAGATGTTCTTAAAAACCACATCTTTCCATACATACTGACGACGCCAGCCGCTATGTGCGAAGCCATCCAAAGCGTAAAGAAAATCGAAACGGTCAAACGTTAATTTAATCATTGTTAGGTATTTTTTAAGTTCAACGAATGTTCAAGGTTCCATTAGGCACCTTTTATATAGCCAAACTGTTCAGCTCATGCCGAAGGCCAATAAGGTCGATGCGCGACAGCCATAAGTCCTTATCGCCCACAAACACATGATACTGGCCAGACTCTTCTATCACTCTAATCTTCATGCTTCGTCCTCCTCATTTTTGTTGCCAAACATCAAGCAAGCGCAGGCCAGAATAGCCACAAACAAGATAAAGGAAACGGCAGCTATACAGAGAAATCCGCAAAATGTACTCATATCAATCTTGTTTTAATAAGTTATACTTGATGTCCTCATACAAGGCCATCTCCACCTTTTTACCGTCGAAATGTCCGAGGGCAAGGAACTGCCCGCTATCTTCTGTGGCATCCTGCACCGACGGAGCACCGGCTCTGACTACGAAGATGTCGAACTCCTTGATGTAGTCAAGTCCCTCTATGGGCAGCATCGGCATGTTTTCTCTTGCTTCCTGCCGGATGCGCATAATGTCGGCTTTGGTGAGATTGGCAAAATGGTGTTGCGCCTTACGCACGGCCTCAGTCTCAACGTTGATACGATGCGTCTCGTAGGCTTCGTCAATAAGTTTAGAGCTCTGCCATACGACGATCTGATTGAGAAAATTGAGAAAGCCTTTTCGGCCCTCGGCAAGTTTCAATAAAGCAACATACTCTTCAATAATAAGTATATTGTCTTTGTGTCGCCAAAAAATCAGCCCATGCCTTGCCCATTTGTCAAGGATTCCTACCATCTCATGCAGGTCGCGAAGGGTTTGCAGAGCTATTTTTTGCTTCTTTTTGCTTCTAAATGGATTTAGTTTATTCCACATATTGCTTATATTTTAGTTTGCCGACATCAAGCAAGCCATCCGTCGAACGTGAATATTCTTCTTAAACCTTCGATTCTCACGAACAGAAGGGTAAAACGATTTTTTAATAAAAACCCATAGAAATTTCAACAAAGGGCACCTATCCTCACGGACCAGTACCGTTACATTTAGTCACAATAAAATCTGTCTTTTGCAACCGATCCTCACGGACCAAGATGCACAACTGAAGTTAGAAAACATTAAGTCTACTAATAAAATGACAGTATAACGTATTATCTTTTTTAATGGGTAATAAATCTCGTGCCATCTACTTCGAGCACAAGAATGTCGTTCACCACACGTATCTCTCCACTCTCCACAAACTGCACCTTGCGTTGGTGGCGCATGATGTCTACGGATAAGCAGACGCATGTGCCCTCATCTACATGCCCGGTCTTGGTGAGAAACTTAATGTAGAAAGGCATGCGAGAAGCATTCCTTGCCGTCTGTGGCGGATTAAAACCTGTTACACGATGGCCTGTACGAGGATCGTCCCATTGCCATTTCTCGGTGTAACGACGAAGCTCAGTATAACTCTGGGTAGGCTTTTTCATAATGATCATATTTCATACGGTGGAAATTCCAGATGCAAGAAGCTATCGAAATGTTTGTCCTCAATGCGTTTCACGCCATGGGCAAACTGCTGCTGACGGTGGCGCATCACATCGGGGAAGAGAGAATTGCGTAACGGGTTTCCCCAATCCTGCTTGGATGATGATATGCTATGCGAAGGATAGAAGGTGAGCGAATAGCACACCAGGCGAGCGTCGAGTTTGGGTCGGTCGTACATCGGACCGTTGAGCACCAACGCCCTGTCCCTGTTGTAAAGCACCATGTGGGATGACAAAGACGTTACATCATGACTTTCCACATAAAGGATCATGTGACGATAATCCGACAAATACTTGTCGAGTACCTTCGTGGCATCGGTCTGAACCGATAGCACAAGGCGAGAGATCCACGCACGCTCAAAGCACAAGCTAAGGAATAAAGCAGTCTCATTCGTAACCAACGGCATAGAGAGCACCATGACGTGCTTGTCGATGAGCAAATGGGATATGGCACGATAGAATTTCTCCATCGTTACGTCACCATGCGTATAGAAGGTGAGCATCCTTTGAGGGGCTTGCATGACCGCCTTGGGTAATTTCTTATCCACGCAACAAGGTGGAATGAAAAGAAGAGTGTCGTCCATGGTCAAATGTTTTTAGTCTTTATGCAGCGAATAGCAATATCTTTTCTTAATCGTTAAGGAGCAAGGGCATGCAGAGCGACAACACCTGCGGTGCCGGGTCGTTAGGAGTGAGCACCACGGCACGATCGGGCGCAGACATCTGCATGCGAATGGTTCCCGAAGGAATGGCATTGAGGCAGGTCTGAAAGGACGACGCATTCAAGCCGATGTAGAAATGCTCCTTACATTGTGCGTCAGCTATGCACACATGATCCTCACCCGACAAGGCAAAATCCGCATCGCTTGCCGATATGGTAAGGAACATCCCATTCTTCTCAACCCTAACAAGGTCGCTCGACATACTTGCAAACAGGCTGACACGCTTCAAGACCTCAAGCATTTCCTTCTTGTTAAACACCACATAATAGGGGCTCGACTTCGGAATAGCTGAGTTGTACTGGGGATATATTTCTTCCACGTGCTTGCATATAAACTCCGTATCGCCTGATGAAAAACGTATGGTATGGCCATCGTCCTCAATGGTGATGTATTCATCACCATCAAAGGCCGACAACGCACGGAAAAAGTTACGGTGGATGAGCGTCTTACGTGGCTCCCCACTACGGAAGAAATCGCTACCTCCCCGCTGAGGGTCATTGCTATGCATGGCCTTGCTCAGGGTATGTCCATTAGAGGCCACGAGCGCCACTTCTGAGCGGTCCTCGGCCACATCAATACACAAACAAGAAAGCACTCTCTGAAACTCTTCGCGAGAAACAAAGTTAGCTGCTGCGTCAACACATGAGCGGAACAACGGAAGGGGAAGGTTGATGATCATCTTGTCACCAGATTTTGGCAATACAATCTTCGGAAACTCATTACCAGGCTGGTAAGTCATGCTAACCTTTCCGGGCTTAACATTGTCACCATCGCCGGTGCAATACTCTACGGTGAGCACTCCATTGTCGGCCACGTCCATCGTCACCACACAATCGGGCAACGTACCCAGCAATGAGCTAAGCCTTTTTACAGGCAACACGATGGGGGCGCTAAAACTGCCACCACAGAGAATGAGCGGAACAGGAATGGTGAGTTGCGCATCACCATTTGAAGAGGTCAAGAAGAAACGCCCCTCATCATCACAGGTGAGCAAAGCGTCAGAAAGAATGGCCATCGCAGCCTGCGCATCAACACACTTAGACGACTTGTTGAGTGCCACATGAAGGGCACGCGATGATTGGGCTTGTATTTTCATGTTGCGTAATGTTTAATTATTATTTATCATGTAAAAACTCTTAGAACGGCAAATCGGTTTCGAACGAAGCTCCGCCAAACGGATCTTCATTCTTCTCGGCTGGTGCCACATAGTTGGTGGCTGCACCTGCTACGCCTACATTCGGCGTGGCGTATGGAGAAGGATGCTGCGCTGACTGGGGTTGATAAAGCATAGCCAAGCGTTTGTTCAAACGCTGGCGAATGGCCTTGAAAAGGTGCGTGTTCTCATCGGTCGGGTCTTGATTCACGATGTCAGGGTCACGTTCCTTGTTTGCCTCTTTCACCTGCTCAACGAGCTTCGGGAACTTTTGCACCACAAACTTGATGTATTCGGTTGAGAAAGACATCTGCATTTCGTGAGTAGGAACCACGAAATTCGTGTTGCCTCGCTCAAGGGCCGATCGGCGCGCTGCATTCTTGTAGTTCTCGTTGAGAGGCCAAATGTTGATGCGCAACTTCGCCAACGTGCGGTCGGGCTTCTGCGGATGCTGTTCTATCTTAATATCGTTCACGTCTACCGGAATGCAGACATATACTCTCTCAGGGCTCTGTTGTTCGATGCCCTTTAGCACCTTCGCTCCGTTTAAGGAGAGTAGGTCAATGTTGCCGTTGTAACTCGCCATTGCTTAAAATTTTATTTAATTATTGATATTCTTACGAAGTTCATGTCTCTCCCATCCTGCCGCCCAATCTACGGGAGCGGCATTACAGCAATGGAAGGAAGTGTTCACGCTGTATAGCATGGCACGAAACTCATCCAGTTCTTCAAGACTGAAAGGACAATCCTTGTTTATTCTTTTCTTCATTGCTCGTTTCCACTTTTCTGTCAGCAAGAGAATGTACTGCTATGTGTCTTAGAAGGGAAGATCCTTCGCATTAACAGTTGGAACATTGGTTGTTGCTATTTGATTGTTCGCTATTCTCACACCCTGCTTTCGTGTTCTGTAGTTCTCCCATCGTTCCTTCTCTTCTTCGGTAAGGACTATGGGATTTCCTTCATCATCCTTGTAGGGCAACGGGTCGGGCATCTCAGCAAAAGTCCTCGCTATACGTTTCAATTCGCGATAGCTCTTCGGTATCTCGTCCTTGCCGGGGCGATAGAAGAAGAACACATGCTTGGAGGTCTGCAAATATCGGATGTACTTCGGCTCGATGGTGTTGTCGTTCTCCCACTCACGGCCTGTAAAGTATTCCTGGGTCACCCATGCCTGCAGCTTGAAGCACTTGCGCTGCTTGTCGCTCTCGTTCTCGAAGAGGTGCTTGGGGTTGCACGTAATCGACATATTCTCGCAATAGTCGTATATCTTCTTCTTGAAGGTGGCGCGACTATACTCCTTACTCTTACCCTCGGAAGCATCTGCCCAGTCGCGCATAAACTCGTTGAACATATCGTCCGTACATATTGGAACACCGTAGACCTCGTTGCGAGAGAAGAACCACTCGAAGTAGCGGACAATGCTCTCGGTGAGCTTCTGCACCATCTGGCGGCGGCGCACGTTGCCTTGCGGCGCAATGGCAAAGGTGTGGTAGCGCATCAGGAACTGCACTGCAAGGGCGCAGAGGTAGACAGTCTGGTTGCGGTCGGTGTCGGTGAGCTTTGCAGGGTCAAGCGTGAAGTTCTTCATTACGTCCGAAGGCGATCGTGGCGGCTCGTTTTTCATGGAGTTGCCTCGTGAGAAGCGATCTGAAAAACTAACCAAGGGGAATCGACCTACCGTAGAGCCTTCATCATCCGACAATGGGTAATTGGAGGTAATGACGTGCAAGGGCGATTCTTCCATTTTCAGGGAGATAGGGTCGCCATACTTGCGCTCTACATTTGTGCCTCGTGTCACCTTCACATAGAAGTATTGCAATGGGAAACCTTTAGGCCGGTCTTCCCAATGTACTGTTCTGTACTTGCCTGGATATTTAAGAATATCAGTAAGACAGTTTTTTGCGCTTTCAATATCCTTAAACGACTTCATATCTATAGGCAGCACGTTTACGGCTGCATCCACCACAAGGTTCACCATTACCGATTTACCGCTACCGCCACTCGCCTGCTTCTCGTCAGGAATCTTATCCTCAAGAAAGTAAGGGCAGATGTTCTGCATGCCATCCCATGAACGATAACACAAACGCCCGATACCAGAAAGCATATTGGCAAAGTGCGCGTTTTGTATAGCTATTGCATCAGGCGTAAGCGACTTCTTATTGCGCTGTGCTTCCAATTCTTCTTGCCAAAGAACGTTGGAACAACCGCGCACCACACGAAGTATGGGCCATAGGTCTTGCTCGCGCTTGCTGCGCCACTCTACCAACCATCGGTAGGTCTGCGCCCACTCCATAAGGTCGGAACGCATCTGCTTGATTTCTGATAGAGAGAACACCGGCGAACCGTCCTCATTTCTCATCGCCTCTTTGGTATCAATAGACCGAAGCCTACTCTGATATTCCTCGTTTTCCTTAATAACGAAAGGAGGATCGAACACTCGCATCGTGAAGTCATACGGCTTCTTGGCGAGCGACGGGATGAAAAAGTTGATGTCGTCGTAAGACACCGTGCGGATACTGTCGGGCGTTATCTTCAGTGCCACATTATTGAAGTAGAAATACTCCGTCTTGGCATCGAACGCATCAGCAAAGTTTATCACCATGCTCTGCAAACCTCCCGCAGACTTCTCGTTAAACGTCTTGTCTATCATGTTTGCGCAATCGGACATCATACGTCGCTCATTATCGTTGTGCCGCCAAGCCTGTTCCACATAATCCATCAATAGCGTTTTTGCGGCTTGCATGATACTCTTTGCGTCGATATACTCCACAAAACATTTGTTCAGATGGATATATTGACCCACGAGGTCGGTGCTCTCCGGGTCTATCATACGGTAATAACCGTGACAAGTCATAAAGAGCCACAACCTTGTGGGCGACACCTTGCAGGTGGGTGGCTTTAGCTTTCCGCTTCGAGGGTCACGTGGATATTCTATCTCGAATGGTTCCGTGTTCCTGGCTCCACGCAATCGGGAATAAAGCGGTAGGCGCAGGTCGTGGTCGAACTGAAAATTCTCTTCTGCGTTCATGGTGTATGTCAGCAGATAGTCGCGCACGCTTCGGGGAGAGCAGCCGTATAGCCATTGCCAGCGTCGGCAATAACGCGAACGGAAACCCTCGGGCAGCATTGCATAAAACATTGAGCTGAACTTAGTGCATATAGCTCCGCAGTCGCGCTGTGAGGCAATGTCATTGGGGTATAGGATAATGACGTGCTCGGCAAAGCGGAGCATCTTCTGATATTGCCCGGCTTTGAAGTCGAGTTTCTCCAGCTTCCACTCGCCACGCTCAATATACCAGAAGCTTCTCCGACCAATGGAAAAGGCCACATGGTACCAGCAGAAATTGGCAAAATGCTGATCAGTATTCTGCTTATCAAGCCGAAGCGAGCGCATAGCATAATAAACGCTCAATGCGTCTTCGGGCGTGCGGCAAAACACGATGTTGCGAGCTTTTATCTCTGCGGTTGGAATGGGCACTTCTATCTTCCTGAATGTACCTTTCGGCATTCCGTCTCTTGTTTCGTTCTCCTTCCAATCTTCACGGACCTCCGTATATTTCTCATCGGGGTCAAACTTCTGCATAGCTGCATGAACGGCGGTGTTGTCGCTCTTGCGATGGTCCATTGCATAAACAAACACGTTGTCGCCCATGAGCCACTTGCTGACCTTTCTAACACCATGCTCCTCCGAGGTAGAGAAAACAATGGGGTCACTCCCTGCCATTGCCGGACGGAAGAAGCAGCCGTAGGAGTTATGCGGACCAATCTCTTGCGAGGCAAAGCATACGAACAGCGGATTCCAGGGTGTGCCATGGATAATCTCGCTCACATGCTGACCGTCGCGTATCACATCGGGCAGCGTCACGCTCAGTAGGGAATAGATACGGAAGTCCTTGTTGAGCATATCGGGCGTGAAAGTCTTGCCAAAGCCGAAGCAAGGCAATCCTTTCTCTAAGGTCACCTCGCAACCCAAGGCCGCAAGCTCTTGCGGAGAGAAATCGGTCTTGGGCATGAACGAGAAGGTGTCAATGGTCTGCATAGCGATGGTGCGATAGTCCATGCGTGCAAAAACCTCGGGGAAAGCCTTGTGGACATCTTCGGTGTCGCCATACACATCCTTCACCAATCGCTGACAGATACGCTGAAAGCTATATCCGTGCATCGGAAGGTTCATCTTCGCCGCATAGAGCTCAATGGCACCATACCCAGTCTTGCCCGTGCGGGTGCATTTCCACTTAACAGTTCCATGTTCTGCCAAGCGATTGTCATCCACACCTACCCCATCATACAGGCCACCACGCTCATTGTCATAAATAATGAAGTGGGGTGTCTGCTTGGCATCGTTGGACGCATCCTGCCCCCTCTTGCAAAGAGGGCAAAAACATGCCGTTTGCCCCTCTATGCGCTGCTCATTGGCAGCCTTCACAAGAAGGTGCAAGTCGATGTTGGCAAGTCGGTTTATAATCGGATGGAAGAACATGTTTACTATATCTATATATTAAAAGGGCAGACGACGATGCGCCAAACTTTTTTCAGAAATACCAGTCAAAGTCGAAAATCCTACTTATATAGGAGGGCGTTACCGTTACCTCCATCGTCATACTGCCTTTCGTTTTTTTCTAAAAAAGACCGGAGGCGACATTCTACACTACTCACCAGAAGCGCCCATATATTCCGAGGCTATCACATCCGTTTCTGACAGGCGATTTCCGGCTTTCGTGAAACCTAACCGCAATTCTCGTCACCTCCGAGGTCTTCTTTTTCTATATTTTACATATCGCTTAGAGATTTAGAAACGTGGCCAGTCGATAATGCCTGACCTTACAGTTGCTAACCATCTGAAGGCGAGTGATGAACAAAAGGACAAACTCTTTGAGCGATATAAAAAACTCGTTAAGCCCTATGATATTCACCGCAACACGCCAATAGCATTTCCCATTGCGCCACCGGCAGGAGTGTTCCCGCCTAATGATAAGATTTTCCACCTTGCCCGCCATAACGCGAAAGATATGCTTGCATGCGTCTCCAACCAATGCGAACGGTGCGCCATAGAAGAGCAAGGTGGGTATCTCATCATACAAACCGCGTTCGGTTTCCGTATAGGCGATTCGATGAAGATACTTATAAGGTGTGGGCCTCCCCAACTTCTTCTTGTGTTGGCGATTGGGGAAATATGGGGCAAAAAGATAACTTACGTATGACATAGACTTTTACTTCTGAGGTCTCAAACATGCAAGATGTTTCATCATCTGCCAGGTGGAATAGATGCTGCGCTGACAATCGAATAGAGGATCGTGCGCCGACCCTTCTCCCTCGTAGGGTTCTACAAGCTGGTAAGCCTTCTGAGGGTCGAAGGCAACACCCGACGCTTTGCAGATAATCCGGGCTCCCTCCAAGAAAAACGTGCGATGGTCGCGGAACTGGGTATATTTCACAGGAATCTCTAAACCATACTTATAACAGATGTTACGCAAGATGGCTGTGTCAAAATCAGAACCCTGCGCCCACAAGCAAACATCTTCATGGCTCTCGTCTTTCACCTCCTCAATAAAATCAAACAAACCTTTAACAACATCTTGAATGGGCGAGCAGTTCACCCCACATTCGTCAGGAGCAAGCACGGCGTTACGCGCGTCGTCACTACACCTTGACCACCAATCGGATGTAGCCTTGTCGAAGGCAAAACCATCCACGAACATTCCGCGAAGGTCCACGTGGGCAAGATACTGCGTGGACGGGTCAATGACGTTCTTATCCTTTAGCTTAAAGAACGAGAACGGAGTTGTCGTTTGAGAGCGATCCCAAGCGACGGCAGCAACGGACATTACCGCTGCATTGGGGCATAGAGCACAAGTCTCAAAGTCGAAAGAAATGTCAAACATGATAAACGTGTGGTTTTTATATAGGTTGATAATTAAGCGAGAAACGATTCCAACAGGGCTTTTACACCCTCACGCTCCCAAGGTTTCCAACAGTCGTTAGCGAAACGCTTGATAACAGTTCCTGAGCTCATGCCTCTTTCTCCCATAAACTCTATGAACCTGTTGCATAACCCCATATTGGCGTTCTTCAGGCAAGCGTAAAACTCACCCGGCTTTTCACTCATGGCCAAAGTATAAAAATAGCCTTTGTCGCCAGGCAACGACTGGCCAGAATCTTCACAATCCAAGAGAGCCTTAGCCACTTCTGGTAATTTTAGGAATTGGCGTTTACACTCCTTAACACCATCAATTTCCCATTTCGAGAAACCCTTTTGAAAGAATCGAAGATAAAAAGTGGAAGCCGTAAAGCCTCGTTTGGCAAATGAGGCTGCCAAATCTTTCTTCTCATCAGGAGTAAGGTCGTTTACGTCCAAAGGCGTAAAAGGAACTGAGATTTTTTTTAGGATTTCCTTGGTCATTCGAGTTTTAATTCTTAAATTTGTTGCAAATTTAATTCTTAAAATTATAACAAGCAAATTTCAGAGAGCGTTTTTTACTCTTTTAACATATTTTCAAATATCACAATTTATAGTCACAATGAGATACCAATTCAATTTCGGCTTCCTTTCCAAATGGTTAGAAGCCAATCCCGACATCCAAAAAGGCGCTATTCTTTACGCGCTCGGCACAAAAGCCAACAACAGTTTTAAGGCGTGGGCACAAGGCGAAGGCGCTATGCCCATCATTACTATTCTTCGATTTTGCAACAGCTTTCAAATTCCAATATCGGCATTCATCAAAGACCTTGATGCCGGAAAAGAATACATTACCATGCCGGCGCTCCCATCAAAAAACGACATGATGGAGCCTGTTGGAGGTTTCCTGAGCATCGATGATAGAAGAGGACGGGGCGAACGTTCGCTCCTCAACCCACTTGACGTAAAGGTTATACCATCGGTCGTGCCCGGCGCTGTGAAGAAAGACGAGGGCACAACAACGCAAGAGGATGGAAGCATCATCAAAGAAGTGGTGGTGGGAAACATCAGCGACGAGAACATGAAGCGCATCTTGGAGATAGAGGCGAAGCACACCGCACAACAGAACCGCTTGCTCGACATCATCGCCGATCAACAAAGACAGATTAACAACCTCATTTCGCTACTCCACAAGACGCAGAATGGCAACAACAACAACATGCCCTACGATATGGCGGCTGATAGCGTGATTATGCGTTGAGAACAAAAACATGAGGGTGTGTCATAATTGACTATGGTCATTTATGGTGCACCCTCCTTCTGTATATCG